ATTACCCACGATGAGCACATATCGTGAGTCAGGCATCCCCGCGATGTCTGGCTGGATGACGAGCGTTCTTTCTAGTGTTGATGGGAGTGTCGACCCCGTCGGGTGGATATTTAGCACGCCGAGCCTCCTTGATGGTGATGTCGATGTACTTCCAGAGTTCTTCATTCCAGCGCCAAGCTGAGGGGTGAAGGATGAGATCCGGCTCAGCCCACGGGCCTGGTTGGCCCATATCCACGATAGTATGCCCTTTAGTCTCCAGTTCACAGATGGCCGGATGCTTGGCCCAGCGAGGATGGACCCAAATGGTCAGGGGTTTAGTGGGTGCCATCTAACGTCGCGGCCAAGGTGACGTACCAAGATTCCGCATCTGTTTCAGAGAGTCCTCCGGGGAAACTATGAGCGCGGTCTTACGCTCGCGTTGTTTTAGATCCGCTTCCACGAGCAGCAAGCCGTTGGCCAGCAAGGTGTTCTGGATAAACTCGCGTGCCGTTGTAGACGGTGGAAGCAACTGCGCCGCGGTTGCTGCTGTCAAGCACGTCTTGATCCTCATGGCAATCGCCTTAGGCACAAGGATTACGTATTCTTCCGACACTTTGCCCTCCGCTTCGCCCATACGCGCTTCATGGCTGTGGCGCGCTCGTCCCGAAATGCACGTATGAGGAGCTTACCCTTCCGCACGGTGAAATCCATCTTATGAACCAAGTCACAGTCGCAGCAAGCAATCCGCTGATTACGCCAGGTGGCGCGGAACCACTCACCCACCTTGGGGCTGTAGTAGCGCATTGTTAGCCCTCCTTTCCCACCCGTAATCCACCGAACATGAACGTCTTGTCAGGAAGGATCGGGATTTGCTGGACGTTAAACATGCCATCCGGTGCCACGTTGACAATGGCAAAGCCCTGCTGCCAGTTAGGGAAATGCACCCACTCCCGGGCGTTGACGACGCACAAGCATCCGTTCTCCCATGCGCCGTGTACACCCTTCATGTCTGTGCGGTAGTGGATGCCAAGGCGATGCGTGTGGCCATGAAGCACTGACGTCCCAAAGCGATCCATGTGCATCTTGGCACTGAATGCTGAGTGCTTGCTGATGAACTCGCCGTGGGTGACCATAAGCTTTCCCAGCATGTGATATGTCCCATATGGTGTATACTTAAAGCCATACTTGCGCGGCGTAAAGAGACTCTCGAATGACACGTCGATGCTTACGCCGAGCACCCCGAGCGCACGCGACCACTCTTTTCGGTTGCGCCAGACGTGGCTCCGTAGACGATCTTCGTGGTTTCCTCCCAGCCAGATTTTATGTTTGACGTGGCTGAGACGGTTCATCAGGTCGCCAGCAATCATGCGCTCGTTGGTGAGGCTACTAGGCTCCATAGGATCTTTGGTGAAGTTGCTGATAGCATAGCACTCGACAACGTCACCATTGAGTATAACGCCCTGTGGCTTGAGGTCTTGGATGAAGCTCAGGACGTTTGCCAACACCGGAACGTCGTGGAAGGGGATCTGGATGTCATTGAGCACGGCCCACGTCTCTGTCTTCTTCATGCGGTCACGACCTCTTTCCACTTCGCCGGGACGGCTAGCTTCGTGCCATACACGTCCCAGGCTTGAGTAATGATGGGATACGCAGCGCGCTGAAAGTCCTCGACCATCTCCGTGGGTACTTCAAACCACGCGGCGTCGTGGACGGTCCATGCCAGTATGGCATAAGGACAGGCGCCCGCTATCTGTACAACCACGATGTTGAGAATATCAGCGACGGCCCCTTGCATTGGGTGATTGAACGCGGCACGCTCTATCGCTCCCTTGTTGCCCTCAAGGCGCCTCAGCCGACCCATGAAGGTTCGAGACTGCCGGGTCGTGTGTGCCTGCGCTGCCGTCGCAACACGCCAAGAAGCCATCGCAGGATGTGCAGCAAGATATCGACGAGACGCCTCAACGAGCTGGGGTCCGTCGAGTCCAAGTTGTCGCGCTCCAGGAATGTCACCAGCGCCATGTGGGTCTCCTCCGTAGTTCAGTCTGTAGACGAATCGCTTAGCAAACGTGCGCCTGATGTCTTCTTTACCAGCCCAACCGACCACCTTCACCCACTCGGCATCTTTCGTCGGGTCGCGGCGCTCCGTGGGCTTTGGCAGGTCAAAGATGTCGCACGCATTGAGCGTGTGAACGTCCCAGTCGCGCTCAAAGGCTTCCAGATAGGCTGCGTCTTTCGCGAGTGCTGCCAAGATGCGAAGCTCAATCTGATCCCAGTCCCAGCCCACGAATGACATACCCTCGTCGGGTATTAACGTACCCTTTAGCTCGCTTGGGTCTTGCTGTAGCGGTGGTTCGGTAATGCTCCACCGCCCGCTGGCTTGCGCGTGGAGCTTCATTGAGGGATAGATGCGCTCAGCGTCACGCGGCGCCAAGTAGTGCGTCAAAATCTGCTGAGCCCCGGCATAGATGACACGAGCCTCAAGGAGAGGGTCGGCGCCCTGTCCAATACGGCTCAGGGCTTCATCCACGCTGAGCCCGTTCTTCTCTTCTTCTTCGAAGTCTGGGATTGGGTCGATTGCCTTACGGAGCTCAGCGATGGCATCTCCATCAACCGTGGCAGATCTGGTGTCCCTGTTGATTTGAGCCTGATAGCCGCGCTCCTTATAGAGCGCGGCCTTTAGTTGGTCGTCGCTGCCCACGTTAAAGGGCCGGCCCATGCATGCCTGAGCAATCTGGGAAGCCACAGTCTTCTTCGTCTCATAGAGCCGGGTCTTCTCGGTGACGAGGCCACGATTGACTCTTAGCCCACGTTGCGCGCGCCGGAGGATGATGGGCACAAGTGGCAACGACTGCGCCCGGTAGATAGCCGCAGACGGGGCATCGTGCCGTAGCTCTTTAACCAGCCCTTCGTAGACAGCAATGGTGTCTATCACGTCGCCCCAATTGTAAAGCTCCGGGTCTACTTTCGCAAGGTGCTTCATCTTAGGATACGAACCGTAGAGGGACGCCAGGAACTCTAATGTATGTGGCCAATCGCTCCACAGGAGAGCGTGCATGAGCATCGTATCATCTATGGCGCGATAGTCCGCATACTGGATGCCCAGGTTATCCCGCAGCACCGGCACGTCCGCCATAGCGTTCTGGAAGACGATAGGACACGCCGCTACCAAGACCAGCAGAGCGTTGCGGAGCATGCTTCGACCCACAGGGCTTAACGTATTCACAGCGACCTGAATCCCGTGCGGCATCTCAGGATACCCAAGTCCAATCATCAGGAGGTAGCGCGATCCGCGTGCGTATTCGGTGTCGATCACTACGAACGGCGCGCGTGCAGCAGCCTCTTCGACCCACGGCAGCAAGATAGACGGGTCAGCCGTCTTGGGGATACGCTCAAACGGCGGTACGGCTAGAGGCCACTTATCATCCAGCCACCGACCAATCTTAGCCCAGTCAACGCTGACTGGGAGCGCATTCTTTGGTGCCCGGAAAAGATCCGCAGGGTGAAGTGTCCCAAAGACACTCGCCCCATTGAAAAGCTTGGGGCCAACAAAGCCGCGCCAGTCGGTGATAGCAAAAGCCTGTCCTAGCGCGCGCCAAGCGACAGCGCCTGCGGCAATGATCTTGCTCAGCCCCTGGACGTCGTCATATTGACGACAGTGTTTCAGTGCCGCGCTAAGTATGGCTGGCGGCGGTAGTTTGTTGACCTTCTTACCCGTTTTAGGGTCACGCCAGCGACAGCGGAAGGCATTACAGACTGATGTATTGACGCTTCGGGTCAGGCCCGCACGTGGGAGCCACTTGCGGTCCAGGTCGTCACCAGTCGCACCAACTGCGGGCTTGGCTTTACGTTCCTCGCCATCGCCGGGGTTCTGGAGCCATACTTGGGTGAGTGCACCTGCTATCAACTCGTCAGGTACAAAGCCCTCACCGTCATCGTAAAGCGGGCAGCCCTTACATGTATCTGGTTTTTTCATCTAGTCCCACTCGAAGTCTGCATCGGAACCCCATCCACACAGATGAGAGCAGCACACATCGGAATATATTGTGCTCCCGTGCTCACTTGTATATGTTGAGGTCCCGTGTCGGTTGCAATGCGCGCGATAGCCTTTACCCACGAGCGCGCCACATACATGACAGATATGTTTCCCAGCTAGCACCCACTGTGCGTACTCAAGTGCGTCGATTTGTGTCATATCGCACCCACCACAAGTATGCGGTGCTGTATTTATAGGACGGATGACAGTACGGGCCGTGCGTCCGCAAACACCAATCGCAGTATTCGTAGGCGACCACGTGATCCTTATTCACTAACCCCGGCATCATCCGGCAACACTCACAAAGGTGGCCACCCGCCAATATTGCTTCGACAGTTCCTAGGGGAATCTCAGGTAGCTTTCTAGAGCCCAAATGTAACTTCGCGCCCGCATTTTGGGCAGTACCATTTGTGGATGACTTCGACCGAGCGGTTGTTGAATTCAAGTGGGGCCTCAGTTAGCGTAACATTTTCGTGTCGATCTTCCCAGCAGACAACACACGTAAATGCCTCTCGTCTATCGGGCTCAATGGTAGCAGGGGAGAGATTCGAACTCTCGTCATGCGGGGTATGAACCCGCCGCTGGCGCCCTTCCAGTCCACCCTGCGGTGTCATTACTGAGCCTCCTAAGAAATCACCAAGAGGAGTTCTCTGCCCAAGCATATCACTAGGGCGTGTGGCCTCCTCCTGGCGTAGCCTGGCCAAATGGCTAGTAAACCGCTGCCACACTAAGCGGGCCCCGCGGCTAAGCACCTGAAAGGCTTAGACGCGAGAAACACTGTCCACGAAGTTCTTGGCATCGTAGCCCGCCTTACGATAGTCGCGGCGCTGCTCCGGAGTGCGAGCTGTGCGCCAGCCGTCAGGAGTCTTGAATGCCTCAGTGACATAGAGGCTGAGTTGGTAGCCTCCTGCGGCCTCCACAACCTTACCGACCGTTTCCGCCTTCATGTCCAGTGCCGTGACGAGCTGACCCCACAGCTTCGAGGGGCCATCCAGCTTGTTATTCTTCATGCGGCGCACGTCCCATGAGCCATCGAAGCCCACCGACCCCTTACGGCTACCATCCTCACGATCAAATAGCTGGCCAAATAGACGCACCATCTCACGCCCCGGCCAGGGGGAGCGGTCGCTTGCACGCTGCGTCTGGACTCGCTTTGGCGTGAACGTATACCGCCCCGTCGGCACCGTGAAGCGCTCGAAGGATTCCTTGATCTGCTCCTCGGACGTGTACGTCTGGTAAAGCTCCGCGACATCCAGCCCAGTATCAGTTCCCATCGTGTCTACCATCACTTCATTTTCCTTCCCGCCAGGGCCATCTCAGCAGCCTCTGGCATGAAACACTCTGCAATCGCAGCCTTGATCTTGGCCCAGCCACCTGGACCTTCTGGAAGCGTGAGCTCCGCTGGCAACGATCGTGGCAGTCGCGCCCGGATAACCATGTTGCCGACTGGCGCTGTTAGGACATAACGCTCGATCTTTGTTGGGTTAACAGGTCGCGTTTTCAGCACAAATACGAAGTCAAACATGCCCCCGACGCCTGCTGCCTGGCGACCCGGCAGGTCTGGAGTGAGTGTGATTTCGCCAGTAATCTGATCCATCGAACGGTCACTCGATGCTGTGGCCATGACGATAGGTGCCATCCAGCGGAGCGTAGGAACCACTTGCTCAAACGCTTGATGAATCTTCTGCCAGTCATCGCTACCCTTGCCGACTGATGGCAACCGCTGCCCACACACGCTCCGGATGACGAACTTGCCCAGCCACTGAAAGCCGTCGATGCCAACAGCGGCTAAGCCTTGCATCTTAGCATCGTCTATGATAGCCTTGAACTCCTCAAGGTCATGGGCAGTGTAGCCAATATCCCCAAGGCCAAGCGTAGATACGGATAGGCTACCATCTTCGCCAGCCATGTTGATGTAGCGCACGGGGCCGGTTGCAGCCTCCGTTCGGAGCATGTCGCCAAGCAGGCTCGTCTTGCCAACACCATAGTTCCCGTGGATCAAATAGGTTGAACGTTCAGGCTTGGCCTGGTCAAGATTGAACCGCAACTTGGCGATGTCGATCATTAGTCGTCGTTCTCATTCTTCTCGCAACCCTCTATGCGGATCTCTACGCCGCCGATCCCCGCATAGTCCGTTTCCGCAAAAATACCGATCTCAGATAAGTCACGCAAAAGACCGTCGCGATCCTCCCTACGAAAGTGCATCGTAATCTTTCCATAGAACATTACACACTCTCCTTTACCCGTTCCAGTTGTACGTATTCGTGCGACATCAGTGTAGGGTCAAGATGATGGCGGAAGCACGCATTATACATTTCACAGAGCCCATAGCGGTCAGCGTGCTGCGTTGCCATCCAGGGAGCCACACCTTCCTTTTCGATACGTTCCATCACCTCCCACATCCCCTTAGCGGATTCGTACCAGATCGCAAGCGTCTCATGAGATACTGCGTCAGGCGTGATGAATGGTGTATACCCCCGCGTCCCGTGAAGCTCACAAATGCCGACGTGCTTGACCGGGCGCCCATACTTTTGGCCCACAAAGTAAGCATAGTGAAGCAACTGATGCGAGACGCTCCGCTCCAAGCGGTCGATGTTTTCCCAGTATCCAGGTTGCGCGCCAGTCCGGGTCGTCCACCGAGATTTGTAGTCAATCACGAGAAGGTCGCCCGCTTTGTCCTCTACTACCAAGTCTGGGCGGGCGTTGCCAGCTTCAGGCCCAAGTTCCAGCTCTACCCCGACGATGTGGTAGTGTTGCGTGGGATTCTTGGCTGTGTAAGCGCCAAGCATGCGCTTGGCATTCTCAAGAATCTCGTCTGCTTCGGACACGATAGCCGTATTTGGCAATTGGCGTTGTGATGCTTCCAGCTCCTCGATGCCTTGGTGGAAGATGGTAGACATGACGTCAGCAGCGCGCTTAAACCTGATTTCGATTGCGCTCGTGTCACCTGCTTGGGTCATGAGGTTGTACGCGCCCACGCCAGACGCGATAGCACGCCCACCAATGGCATAAAGGTCACGCTTGGACAGGACACGTGGACGCCAACCGTTGCGGTCAAGTGCCCATAGGAGCGGACATCGTGAAAATCTGGCGGTTGCGCTTGGGCTATAGACCTTCATTTGTTACCCCCGCGCTCGCAGTGCATCCTACCAATCATGGCACCCTCCACGCGCGCCCGCTCGTCGTCTGTGAGATCCATCGGGGTGTTGTCGGTCATGGTGGCGGTCCCGGACCCCCCGCAGACTCCACACACCTCGTCAGGCCCCGTCCGCTCGAACTCCTCGTGGTTGGGGAAATACCCGACGCGAAATCGACCTGATCCGCCGCACTCGCGGCACGTCGTCGACGTGATACTTGGTATCCTCCACGCGAGGTCTGCTTGCTCACGACAGCCACACATGTGCTCGTCACCGTGAGCACACATCAGCAGCGTGCCCAACGCCTCTTCCAACTCCCGCACGCGCGCCTGAAGCGTTGTCATCACGCGGATCGCCGTGTCAACGGCGCCTTCGCTCTGGCTCGGCTCACCCGGCACCGAGTCCACAATGAACTGAGCAAGGCGACCGACCTGGCTGCCTAAAGACTCGGGCTGTGTCACGGCGTCCTCCGCGCGAGGGCGGCGCGGGCAAGTCGCTCTTGCGTCTTGCTCATTCCCATTGGAACGTTATTGTGTGACCGAAAACACAGTTGCTCACCATTCTGCGACCAGATAGTCAAGGCGTGCAGCGCTTCCTCCAGCTCCCGCACGCGCTCCTCCGCGTCGGCGAGCTGCTGGCGGAGGGCCATCTCCATGAACTCATCGGTCATGGCGTTTTCTCCTCCTGTGCGCGGATCGCGGCGGCTAGATGCTCACGCATAAACGGGTTGATTTCGTCGTGGCACGTCACGCAATCGTCGTCTTCTACAAGTTGCGCATCCACTTCCCGCTGCGCCCGCCGCGCCTCGGCCACGAGGGCGGTGAAGGCGGCAGCGAGACACTCCTCGCACGCTTCGAGCGATTCAGTAGCCAGCCGTCCTCGCCACTCTTCGGTATAGCCGCGGTGCCACATACAGCAGCTAATCGCTACGCTCTTCGCCCGCGCCCGCAGCCCCTCCGGGGTCAGGTCAGGCATGTACATTCTCCTTGTATTCTTGGAAGAACCAAAACTTTGCCTCACAGATAGGAAGCGGGCGGCGGTCGGCTATTTCACACGAAATTTCGTGTCAAGTTGACAAAACGCTCATTTCCGTGCAATCTTGACACGGACCGTGAAAAACCCCCTGTCTCACACGCTTCCTCTGGCGAGGACAGAGGGGCAAACTTACGCCCACGTCCTCCGCCCCGTGGGCGTCAGAGTTTACGGTGTTCCCGACGCGCCCACGCCAGGAAGGGACAGATTGACACAGGCAACGCTAGTGCTTTTATCAATCCACGCTTGGCGCCGTCTGACATCACCTGGACCAGGGTAGGCGTTTTCCCCATTTTTGGGTGGTGGATACCACAACCCATCAACCTTGTAGTGTCCATGCTTGGGAGGCATGTTGTGAGGTATGCTGTACCCGCCTCGACTACAGAGCTTCCAGCAGGATCTACAATGGTTGGTCAGCCCGTTGCCACCTATGGTAGCTTTCACGCAAACCCCACAAACAGGGAACTCAATACCAGCTAGCATTAACTCGGCGACTTCGGTGAGTGTCAGATCACGAGGTCTTATTGTCGCCATATCTGGCCATCTAGCTGAATAGCACCATGCGTTGGCGTGTAACAGGGGTGCTTACATTCCTTCCAACACACATCACAATGGTTGACGAGCAAGGGGCCTATTGGGCGCTTTCGGCAAGCGTTACAAATGGGAAACTTAAGTCCGGCGAGCACGTATTCAGTTATCATTACCATTTCATCATCTCGTAACTTACTAGCCAATCTTTCATCGCGATTAGGAGGCTCAGACATTGACACGAACTGTCTCCCCTAAGGAATATCTCGATGTGAGCCAATCAGACCGCGTCAACTGGATTGTTGACAGCTTGGTGCCACGACCTGCATACATCCTAGTCATGGGTAGTCCAAAAGCCGGTAAAAGCTTTCTCATGTTTGATGTTGGCTCCCGCATCGCTGAGGGAAAAGACGTGTTCGGCTGTAAGGTGGGGCGGCCCGCTAGAGTCCTCTATTTGCAACTTGACACGAAGCGTCCCGCTTGGACAGAGCGCCTTGCCGAGCTTGAAGGCAGTGGCTATAAGCTCAACACAGCAAACTTCCGCTTCGTTCATCCTGATGACCTCCTCCTGCCAATGATCCTTACCATTCCGCAGCATCGCGAGTGGTTGTCAAAAGTGCTCGCCGCTGAGAAGCCAGACGTTATCATCATTGACGTACTCCGCGAGATCCACCAAGCTGACGAGAATGACAGCACCGCTATGAAAGTCGTGTTTGACTCCTTTGAGTCTCTGTTTGCAGGTTACACCGTATTCTTTGTCCACCACACGCGCAAGATGTCACGCGATGATAGCGCGGATGTCGAGCTATCATCGCTCGCGCGTGGCTCATCGTACATTACTGGGCGCGTAGACGCCTTCTGGTTGCTTCATGGTGGATACCTTAAGATGATAAGCCGATTCCATGAAGATCAGCGCCTACGTGCCGTTCAAGGTGATAATGGCATCTTCGATTATCCAGACTTAGACGAAGATATGAAACTCCTCCCCAAACTCTTAGACATGTGCGCGCAGAATGTTGCCACGTCACATAACCAATTGTGGAAAAAAGCCCACGTCGACCTTAAGATCAGCCGCGCGACATACTTTCGTGTGCTTGGGGGACAATCATGCGCGCATCGTCTCGCAGCCGCTGCTTTACCCGGCGAAGCGCCCGAGCCAGTTGACCACGAAGCGCCCCAGCAGACTCCGTGCGTTCAGTCCCAATGTATCGAGCCCCAAAACCAATCGCTTCCCTGACTGTATAGCCATACCACAAGATGTTCCAGAGCATCGGCCACATAGAAGAATGTGTAGACCGCTTGATGGCCTTAATCAAGTCCAGCCGACGGTCGATAGGCGTGCTTGGATCATAGACGCGCGGCCCTAGCGTTCGAGCACCAAAGCGAATGGCAACCTTACGCATGTAGTCGATCAGGCGTAGTCTTGCAGTGTCAAGCACGAATATTTCCAGTGCGACTCGCTTGGGAAAGTAGGTAGGTTTCTTAGACCACGCTTCCATCGTCGCGGTACATAATGCTTCGTCAATCTCTGTTCGATCTGCGCGACGAAACTCACCTGACAAACGATTACGGAGCTGTGGTGTTACTGCCACAATGGTATCAGTAAATTCTATTGGCGTCAAGGGTCACTCCTACGCTTCATTTTCGCGTACGCTTCCATGACTGTCGCGCGATATTGTTTCCAGTAGGCGTCTGCGTCTATAGAGTTTCCGCATATTCGTTCCAGCAGCATACACCACGCACAGTGTTCTGAGCAGACGTAGGTTGTCGGGCTCCACGGCACGAACATTTTATGACAACGTGGATTCCGGCATTTCCGCCGATCCGCGGCCTTCACAACGGGAGCAGTAGATGAAGAACGTGTATTCGCGCCCGGCGATTTGACGCGTTTTGCCGGTGAAGATTTTACCCGCACCTTTGCAGAGCGGACACGTCGGGATACCCGCGAGACGCTGTTCTGCTTGGATCGCGCGCGCTTCGTCATTTGAGAGTCCTTTTGGTATAAGGATCATGCTTTAGCCCACGTTGCGGTGTTTGCCAAACCCAAGATTTGGCGGTGCCGTTGACACGGGCATTCTTCTTCTTCCAAACGTGCACACGGGGTGCAGTGTGTGTCAACGTGGTCTAGAAGTGGACATAAACACCCTAAACACATACGCATCCCCGCGAGCCGACATTCTGTGTATAGTAGTCTGATCTCTTCATCAGTCATCGCTTGCGTTCCTCGTCTTGTGTAGCAATAGGCACGACACGAATCCAGGTAGGGACAGCGCTATGTACGCGCTCATTACCGATAACGCCAGCGATTACGCGAACATTGGAAATGGGCGTGGTCGGCCACGGTGTCGCACCATCAGTGAGTACAATAACGATGTTGGGTTTTGGCTTACCGTTAACCGCGGCTTCGATTCCTACGCACATGTTGGTTCCGCCACCGCCAGCGAGCGAGATTTGTGACAACTTGAACACTCGCTTCGCACTGGCAACGGCTGCATCGACAGCGTAGACTTGAACACCGCTATGACGCCCAAAATGCTTGATGACGCCCGACAGCTCAGCCATCGCGCGTTCCAGGTCTGACACGTTATCAGGCCCACCAAGCATAGACCCAGACGTATCGACCACGACTGCGATCTGTATCTCAGGCATACGTAAGATCGGAAGAATGAGATCTGGTAACACGACCGTTCGTCGTGACGGTCGCTTATAGCGGAAGTCAACTTGCCCCATCACGTCAGATGCGGCACGGCGGACTTCAGCGCGCAGCATGCGGCGCCAGTCAACTTTAGGCTCCAGCAAATGTTGCGCCCATAGTTGCATCCACGCCGGAACAGTGCCACGCGACTTGACCATGTCTTGCACGTCTTGTGCAACTTGCCGACGAATAAGCTCCACTTCAATGGGATGTACTCCATCACCTTTGGAATCGTCATCGCTTGGATGCACGCCTTGGCATTTACCTTGGCCGGGAAACTTCTGATTACCCTTACCATCACCATCGCTTGCCATACCAACCGTGACCAACGGCATATGAGCGTAATACTCTTCTGCTGTCAAGCCGGCCGGCTGCGGTGGTGTTAAGTTTTTAGGGTAGATTGGCACAAAGGGCCATTTGCACTGCTCACTAGCAAGATCATCGTTTATTTCCGCGTCTCCGGCGATATTCCACGCTTTCGGATCACGGTCAGCGACCATAGCCGCGCGGCCAGCATGGTCGCGTAGAATGTGACCACATTCATGGTAGAGCACCGTTGCACAGTGTTCTATGCTCCACTCTTGGAGCTTGTCTGGGTCATACACCAACTGGAGCTTAGGGTTAATCCCAAATGTTCCCAAACCTTTCATCGGGGTCGGGCGTAATGCCCACAAGAGTGCGCCAAGATATGGTCGCTTGAAGCCCAGCCACACGCGGGACGCTTGGAGCCGTTCGGGCAGGTTATCGCTCATTACTTACCCATCCCCTTTGCGAGCGTTAGCATAGCTTTGAGCGTGTTGATTTCGTCTACAGCGTTGTCGGGGTTGTCGATAAGTGCTTTGACCGTTTGGCGAAACTTACCGTTACTCTTGAATGCGCGAACGGCAAGCATGAAATCCGCGAAATCTACTCCGGGGATTGGGCACTTAAAAACGTAACAGTAGATGAGCTTACTGCGACGCCACGCATGCATGAAAGTTTCTTTAAAAAACCATCCGCGTCGCACATACTCATCCTTACCTATAGTCATGAAGAATCGGCTAAGTCCTTTTGCTTCACTACCCTTTACCGGGCCACGATAGTCATATTCTTCGAAGATTCTTGCTTGTGCCGCGCGTAGCTGATATGGTGCATTGCGTGAAATATCTAAATCTTTAACTGTATTGCGTGACAAACTGTGAACGCGCCATGCTTGCATTCTTTGGCCGGGGTTAGACTTCGCAGCCACAGTAATAGCTACCGGCTCGCGGCAGTCGAGTATTCGTTGTGAATCATCCAAATCGCTTATCGTCATGGTTGGGCTCATCCAGTATGGTATTGGTGTAGTCACGTGATTGTATCCAGTAGGAGTACGTTTATAGCTCGTGTGCATCGGCAAGCGCTTCATGATATAGTCTTGACTACTTACTATGCTCCACGAGTGACAATACATATTATCTACTAGATACTGGTTAACTGTTCCTGGTGTTAGTATTGCTTCATCACGCATTAGATAATCCCTGCTTCTGTTAGCAACTGGACAAATGGCTTCATGAGTGGCTGGACAGCCCGACGAAGCTTTTCGTCCGTAAGGTATTGTGCCTTGACGCCAGCGATTGACAGCATCCTAACGCTCGCCGCCGCTACATCTTTCTTCCCCGCCTCAGCAGCGCGGTTAAACACGCGATAGGCGCGCAAGTAACGATCCTTGGTCAGGTTCGTGGCAACGGCTACAGCGACTGACGCGAGGACAGTATACAACTTATCTCCACGATCGGGAACCTCAAAGTTGTCAGGGTCCGCGAGCACATCTTCAGGATTAGGAAGATCCATAGCGTCGCGCCAACTCAGGTACTCTAGCGCGCTTCCCTCACCAACACAACCTGCAACGAGAAGAGCTTCACATTCTCTCCCGGCCTGAGCGGCCTTGGTGGCGGCCTGCAATGTCGCTGCCATAGTCCACGACCGAGGCGACGGCCACGGCTTACCCATTTTGTCGGCTTCCTTGGGCACGTTGAGGAATAGTGTCTGCTTGTGGCGAATGAATGACGATACCATCGTTCGGGCTTCCAGAAGATAACTTTCCCAGTTAGCCGGGAGTCGTGGTACACTGGGCACGGGAAAGCCTTGCATCATCCCATCGATCCATATTGCTGCATCGGGTATCCAATTGAGATGGCAGAAGCGGTTTGCAAGTGGGGCTGATAAGTCCCAGCCACCCGCTGCTTCATCGGGTGGATTCATTGCTGCGATAAACGACACGGTACTTGGAAGCACAATGTCACCGACCACGCGCTCTAGCACTGGCCGCAAGAGTGCTGCTTGTGTTGCTGGTGACGCGGTGCTGATCTCGTCAAGAAATACGATAGCGCGCTTGGATTCTGCCGCCGCTACTGCCCAAGCTGGTGGGGCCAGAAACACTTTGCCATCCTTGATAAACGGCAACCCAGCAAAGTCTGCTGGTTCACGTAGCGACGCGATAACAGTGAAGACCTCATAGTCTAAACTGTTACCTACGCTGTTAATGATAGCAGACTTGCCGACGCCGGGCGAACCAATCGCCAGGACTGGTGTTCCCGCTTGAGCGGCTACGAACAGTGGTGCGATGGCTCTCACTTAGGTTCTCCCCCCGGTAGCACACGATCCGTGTGAAACTCATCGACTGGTTGGCAGGCGCAACGATGCGGTGTTGGTTGCGTCTTGTGCATATGTCGCCGACCAGTTTCTGGATTGGTGCACGGATGTGTGGAAAGATTATGCCCGGTTGTTAATATGCACCGATGCTTTAGCCGCATCATGTGTGGGCGACGCGTGTTGACTTGTACAAGCTCGCTCCACGTGTAACTACAGTAGGTCATGCGTAGACCTCCCGAGATACTGCGCCCATAGGAGCCGTCTTGCTTTGCGGTCGAGCTTCGCATCTTGCATGGCGCGTGCCAGGGCCAGCTTACGCCCGGTTGCCTTGACAAATTGGTCGTTGCGGCTACACTTGGTTAGCCCAGAACCCAGTACACCACCAGCATCGTGAATACGGCACAGCGTTCGTCTGCGCTTGACTTCGGGTGGGTCGTATGCAAACTTGATGCGTAGGTCGCCTACTGGCATTTGGCTAGCTCCTTTCGGACTGTGTTAGCTCGGCTACCGTGGGCTTCAAATGCGATAACTAGTCGTTTTCGGCTTAATAGTCTATCATTAAAGCACAACCGGCATTCACTACATGTTTTGTTGCGTGTTTGTGCTGGACAAGGAATAAACGTGAATCCGTCTTGATTCCAAGCCTTATCACCGTTAGGAAAGTGTGATACAACCATAGCTGCCGCGTAGAATTGATACATGGCTTCGTCGGCCATAGTTACTGATTCGGTGCTTGCAAGAACGCTAATGCTACCCCATGCGGAGCGTGGTACTTGGCCCCAAGCGTGTGTGTAAGTCCATGTAGGTTGCTTCCGCGCTTCGCAAGCTTTGGCGAGCTGGCGTGCTTGAGCTGGCGTAGACGCATCGCCCACTACGTGTAATCGTAGTGGCTTATCGTCTGGTAACTGCTTGATAAGCTTAGCTTCTTCGGCTATTTCCTGATCCGCAGTGTGGTCATTGTTATTTAGTCTTGCCGTGTGGATGCCAGTTGGGCTGTTTTCGGCATAGCACCCATTGTTCAAGAATGGGCACCGTTGGGGACATGTTGCTTGGCTTGCATAGGTTGCATGAGCATTGCCAAGCTTGGCATTCTTGCTATTCCGTACCGCTAGGGCGCGCAACATTACGCGCGAGCCGTTAACAGGATACGCCAAGGCGTGGGGTCGCGTGGATCTGTTACTGGAATCGTTACGTGATTGAGTTTGATTCTAGCGTACAAGAACGCTAGACGGAAGGCGTGTTCTCTAGTCATGTTGGAGTATACCTCCGCGATGTCCCTGTTCGTGAGGCATACACGCTGGGTTGTCTTTAGTACAAATGATAACGTCATCTCGTGCATCATAGCACCCAAATGCATCGTTATTCCAGCTATCCGTATTGGTGGACACGCCACTTCCCAATGCTACGCCAGTAAGCACATTACGCGCTAGGTATGGTCCATAGTCAGCACCGCGCATCATGCATACATTCTGTGCAATCTGCTCAGAGCGCGTATAGATCGTCCGGGCCTGTTGGTCAATCCAGTAGTCACGACCTTCGACTAGCTGACTACCGCACCCGGCTAGTAGCACTAGCCCTATTAGGCCAGCGTGTACTCGTACGATGATACCACGAATGATATCTATTTCAAGGCTCCATTGTCGCTTGGCCGCTCGGGGAGCACACACGCGAGCTCGCCCGGACGCACGCGCTACGGGCACGCCCCACGCATGCGTACACGCGAGCACGTCCCCAGCCTGTCGACCGGGGGCGAGGCGCCTAAACGTGGCGCGGCGGCGAATGCGGCGGGGCACTAGCCCCAAATTTGACCCGTAGGGCCCTTGGGCGCCTCCTGGGCGCGACTTCTCGCCTGCGAGGCTACTCGGGTATGCCCGTTCGATCATCGTGGCTCCTAGGCCCTGCACATTGACACTCGTGAAACTGTTCACGAGTGCAGGCAAAAGGAATGGGGCGTGGGAAGCCCATTCTCCCCACGCCCCGCGCCAAGCCTCTTCAGATACGGATTAGGCGCTTTACCGTATGACGCACCCCGTCATGCTGACCGGGGCGCGTTTCGGCTACTTCGGGCCGACTGTGACCGTCAGCTCGGCCGGCGCGGCGGATCCGAGGGCCAGCCGGGCCACGTAGATGCTCTTGACTGGCGCCTTGCCGTCCGCCGCGTCGTAGCGAATGGAGTGCTTGTGCTCCGAGTGTTGGACCATCGCGAAGGTGAACTTGTCCATCGTGTCTCCCCTTAGTCTGGGATGCCTAGCGTCTGCCATTCTGCTCGTGCGACAGCTAGACGTCGCTGAAACGCACGTTGTCGGAAGTATGCAGCGTTTGTGATGCGAGCCCTCCATAGCCCGCGTGTTTGGTGTTTGGGACGGCAACTGTCACGTAGCGCGGTAGCAGCGTCTGACAGTGCCATGCGTGGCGCTGTACCCTGCACGCCGCGTCTACGTGACAATCTGGCCACTGCTAGCCTTCCAGCCGTTCGGCCCTGCAGCCGAACTCGCGACCGAGTGCGAACGTCGCGACTGCCAGCCGTAGGCCGCTGTCGTTGGTGATGACCTGTTTGACCGCGGCATACTCGATGACCCGCCCCAGTGTGGACAACTCGTGATCACCGAGCAGGCTCGCCCACTCCGCATCGATCTCGGCCAGGATGGCGCGCCAGGCCGCCGCGGCAGCCGCGTCGGCTGGAGTAGCCACATACCCGTCGACCAGTTCCCGCAATTTCATAAGTTCTCTCCCGGTGAGTTTGGCCCCGCCCCGCCGATTTTTTCGCCTCTACCCTAAGGGGATACCCCCGCCCCGCCAAACCCGCGGAATTGTGGGTTTTTGCCAAATTGGCGTGAAAAGGTTCACAAGCGGCGCGCCGTAAGTGGGCGAAAACGTGAGCCAATTATTTTTCGTGGCAAAAATGAGACGCGAAAATACGGGGGCGGGGTATCGCCTATGACTGACATACATGCGCGCGTCAACCTGTGTGGCAGTTGGGAACACTACCTATCCCACCCTAACCATGCGTTATGTAAGGCTATGTTACAGTTACGCAATGCCCCACCGGGCTGGTAATGGCTAGATAGCCCCAGCTTAGCCCATGCCATCCCCATCCCCATGCTAGTGCCAGCTTGGCTATGCTGCTATGCCCCAGCCAGCCTGGCCATGCTGCTGTCAGCTCAGCCCAGCCCGTCCCCATCCAGCCTGAGCCCACACGCACCTCCTCCAATTTTGACATGGGGCCCCCTCGCTAACTATGTGGAAAAGAATGCTTTTAAGTACCTAATAGCGTCTAGGAGTCCCCCTCACGTGAAATTCCCCCCGCCACCCGCGTCAGCGCCAAAACGTCATAGCGCGCTCCGGGGTGGGGGGTGAGCCGGGAGCGTGAGCGGGAGGCGAGGGGGAGGGGGCGGTGCGAGCTCCCTCCCCCGAGGGTTGTCTCTATATTCTATATAGTAGGTCCGCACCGTGAGACAAGGTAATATTTCAATAGTTTACAGCGCACTTTTGGACATGTGACAAATTGGCGTGAGACAACTCCAGGTAGTGGTGGTAAGAAACTACACACATGATGTTGCGCTTTTTAGTACTCACGAGGGGGGTTGTCTCACGGTGCCAAAGTGGCATGAGACACCGCCATAGTTCCGTGTAAGCTATTCACCACCCCAATCGTGCCAAGATGACACGAAAGATTGCGTGCCAAAGTGGCAGCTGGCACGCTTCCTCTATGTGAGGAAATGCCTCGACCAGCATGAACGCCGACCCAATCCGCAAGCACGCGCGGCCAAGCGGCGTGCGTCAATTATGACGCAAGCACATGCTGCGCAGACCCAAGCCAGGCTCGCTCGCTGCCCGGCCCTGCCAGCTGGGGCTACCCTGCCCCCCGGCCCACACAATGGCTTTCCCGAGCCCCAGGTGGACCCGGCTACCCCGGGCGGCGCGGCGGATATAGCGGAGACGCATGGAGCCAAACCAGTTCGACCCAAAGAAGGCGGAGCGCACTAAAGCCTTCGAGCTGTACATGTCAGCAGCAGCGACGGGCAAGCGTCGCTCGTTGCGATCCATAGCACAAGAGCTTGGGGTGGCGCTCAAGACAATCCAGCGTTGGCGTGACGCCGACGACTGGGACCCCAAGATCAACAAGATACTGACTGAGGCTGCTGGAGCAGCAGAGACCCATGCAAACGCCATTAGGCGGCGGGTACGCCAAGGTCTCCTCGACGGCCTCGATCAGCTGAACAAGATCGCCAAGACCGCTAACCGTGACGCTGACCGTATTCATGCGGTACGCGCCCTTGCTGACATTGCTTCCAAGGTTGAAGCGATCGTCAGTGGTGCTAGTGGTGCCGACAGCTCTACCGCCCTGAGCGACTTCAAGGACGATGTGGAATGGCCAGACGAATCACCGACTACGCCAAGTACACCCCCGAAGGACGGGGAGGAACCCGCGAGTTCCTTAGCCCCCTCCTCCCGGGAAGTGCCCCCGCCCGCGGCGGATTTGGTGTAGGTGCATCACCCAAGAAGCGGCGCGATGAAGAGGACCAAGAGGATAAGCCGACTGGCCTTGAAGAGAAGCTTGGCACAGCAAAGCAGGCGCTTAGCGTAGGTAAGACTGGAGCTAAGCTTGCTGAGGGGTTCAAAGGGCGCGGTGACCAACGCACGCCTGACGGTTCCATTACTGGTGCCATCCCACGTGGGCTTGACCTCTTTGCAGATTTTCCACAAGAGATCATCCCATATGGTGGTGCGGCGGCTGGTGGGCTATCGCCGAGTGACATCGACCTCGCAACGACTGCCGAGCAGGGTGCAACGGGCGCAGCAGGTGGGCTCAACATAGGCGATATCGCACCTTACATCCAGGCCGCTATTGCGGCAATCAATACTGCGCAGACAATGGGCTCAGATGCGCCGGCCGACTACAAAGCATGGAAAGCTATTCACGACATCGGCATGGGTGTGGGCACGAGCTTCTTCCCACCCGTAGCCATGTTTGGTCCCGCGCTCTCCGATGCTGCTAGTCAAATCTTCGGATGGGATGAGCCCTCGCGTGCCCAAAGGGAAGCGATGAAGGATAAGTATTACGCTGAACAGCTTGGCACCTTTGGACTCAACCTCAAGGAAGCCGGAACGCCAGAAGAGTTGGAAGCGGCTCTCGGGACTATAGAGCCCGGGAGCTGGCAGCGCTACTCGCCCCAAGCACAAGCAATCATCAACGCTTATAAAGAACGAATGACACTCGCGCAGGGACAGCCGGGCCCGACGAGCTTTGCTTCGCCATTGATGGCTGGACAGACACGTGCCCCATCACGTGTAGGACAAAACCCCGAAGCACTATCATCGCTCAACGAGGATATCCGCCAGCGCGATATCTATCGTGGTCCGTTGGGTCAAGAGGCGATGCGCTACATTCCAAACGCGGGAGCCGGCAATATGTACCACAATCTAGACGTACTGGCGCAAAGCCCCGGAGGTACACGGCTAGGCGCGCTCAACGCGCGGGTAGGGCAGAAGGTGGCTGACATGACCGCCGCGCGTTCCACGGGGCTCGGCGAGCTCGGATACGACCAAGCCGAGTATGAAAATCTTATCAACCTCTCTGCTGCGCTCAATACCGCGCTCGGTGGGAGTGGAGCATTCGGGATGCCCAGCACTGGCGGTTTTGGTGCTGGTTATGAGGTACCGTTAGACTTGGGTACTGGAAGTGCCTGATGGCTGATTATTTCGAGGATTTCCAGACTGACTTCAATCCTGATGAAGACTTACTACGTTACGGCTCCGACTTCGCGGGGAGTGGTTCTGCTGGACCAACCGATTTCGGCGGATTCAACGTGGGCTCATCTGGTGGATGGAACGTCACTCCAGAGTTGGACTTTATAGGAAGCCTGGGCGGGGCTAGTGCTCCATGGGCTGAGCAATACTCGCCGATGCCTACCAATTTCATGCCCGGATTTGCGCCCGAGCAGGGCGGATTCGGCGCGACGATGGGCAATATCGGTCAGGGAGTTGGGCGCTTCTTTGAGCGCCCTGACACGCAGAAGGAACTCGCTAAAGGTGGTCTCGGGCTGCTTACGTCTGGCCTCGCTTCAATGATGAAGCGCTCGCCTAGTCAGCCATCTCCTATGGCAATGGCGGGCTACCAGAACACCGCGGCGTCAGCGTATCAGCCTGCGCCCTACGAGGCGCCGCCTGGCACCAAAGCGAGCCCGCTGATCACTAAAGGGCCAACGAAAGTCGTCGCCAGCCAGGGCCTGGATCTTGACGCTTACCGTAAGAAGGGTGGCCCGTCGGGTGGAATGGTCATTGGAGTCTAAGCGTGGCCGAAGACGCGGAGAAGCTAAGTCTAGCATACTTACTCGGGAAGGACTATAATCCAGTCCAAGCCGAGCTGATTCTTGCTCCTGAGTATGAGGTAGCGGCAGTCACCGGGATGGGCGCCGGTAAAACATACGCGGCGTGCGTTGCAGCGTTTCGCCACGCGGTGAAATACCCGGGTGCATTCGTCCTGGTTGGCCGATTGACCTTCCGTGAGCTGGTTGACACCACCAAGAAGATGTTCTACGAGATGGTGGAAAACAAGAAGCTCCGGTCGTTCATTGTCAAGCCCGCTAATTGGGACTATCGCGAGCGCACAAACGTCGTCCGATTCAAGAATGGCGCTGAGATTCTCTTCGCTAACCTTGAGCCGAACCGTCTCGATAAGCTAAAGAACCTAGAGTACAGTCTGGTCGTCATCGATCAGGCTGAAGAGATCCAGTACGAGACCTATCAGCTGCTCTTGAACCGTTGTCGGCTTAACGCTGTGCCCTATAGCGACCGCCACGTGATCGCCATTGCGAACGATGAAGGCGACAATTGGCTCCGGCGGCGCTTTTTAACCTTTGAGCCGCCCCACGGGCGCCCAACAATGAGCGCAACCCGGCGTTTGCTGCGTGGCACATCGCTCGCAAACCCAAATATTGACGAGGGGGCTAAGGCACAGCTGCTGTCGCTGCCACCAGAGGTTCAAGCTCGCTGGGTATACGCGACAATGGACGCCGGGACGTCCCGGCTAATTCCAGACTTTCGTGTCATTGCCCCCTTCATGGTGCCAGCACACTGGCCGCGGTGGGTTGGAGTTGATCCCGCCCGTTCCACTGGAGTGACATGCGCCATTTGGGTCGCGGTGAACCCCGATAAGGATGTGTATCAAGGCGTGGCGCCCAATGCACCAGTCGTTTACAATGAGTACTGGGCCGAGGGTCGTGATGCTGAGGATCACAGCCAAGAGATTTTGCGTCAATCGGGGCCACACAGGCTTCTCGGATACGCAATGGATCGTTCCGCGTGGTCGACTGGCGCGCTGTCCCGCAAGTTAGGCGCCATTTCGGTTGCACAGTTGTATGTGAACGCTGGATTGCCCGCCTCGCCATCAAGTGGCGACGAGTGGGCGCGTGTCATGTTGTTCCTGGAAGCGCAGAAACGTGGGCTCGTGGTGTTTCGGACGTGTACTCATCTGCTACGCCAAGGCCCAGAGTATCGTGTCCGCGGGCAGCAGATGGTAGACTCAACAGGGGCTATTAAAGACCTCAAGATCGTATCCAAACAGAAGTTTCACGCAATTGACGCAGGCGGCTATGCCTTCGAGTTCATCCCAACGAAGGTCGTTGCGGTTGACACACGAACGCTTGAAGCGGCCTTCGACATCGCGGATGACATCGACGACGGTTCGCGGCGCCACTGGGAAGCGCTCCAGCGTACACTCCCGAAGCGCAAAGGACACGAATCCGTCGTGACACAAGGTATCGACGAGGCTGAGCTACACGGGGAGAATACCACACACGCAGCAGGCTGGTGGGAGCATGATGATGTGGGTTGGTAAGACGCGCTTCCTCACTGAGATGCACGCACGCGACAGGGTGATCGAGGCACTCAAGGCACAGAACGCGCTTCTGGAGACAGAAGTCGACCGGCTACGTCTTGAAGTGGATCGTTCACACGACGACGTACGGCAGCTCACCATGTACATGTCTGGGCGCATCCCTCCCCGGGGCGGCACAGTGGATCTAAACAGAGACCCCTTCGAGGAAGATAGGCGACAGGTGGATGTCTTCTTATCGCCGAGCGAAGATGAAATGGGGTTTGCCGGCACGCAAGCGCGTGAGGCACTAGCGACCACCGCAGACCCACAGGAATTAACACATGGCTCAGGTGAAGATAGCCTCTAACGACGACCAAGCGCTGATACGCGCTTGGCACGAGAGGCTGAAGCACCGTCGGTGGCTCCAAGAGCGCGGATGGTGGGGAAACATCCTCTTCTACCTTGGCCAGCAGTGGGTTATCTACGATTCAAGCGCGCGACGGTGGAGGCAGCGTAAGCTTTCTCCTAGCGTCCCGACGCCCATTACGAATCTCTTTCGGGCGACGATTGATACGGTCAAGTCGGCGATTGCTCAGCACGAGCCGCGCTTCTTGGGGCTGCCGACACTTGACGCTGCTGAGGCTGTCGCCCGTGCGGCGGCTGTTGACGCACAGCTCCGCGTGATCTTCCGTGAGGCAGGCTTTAAGGCAGCGCGCCTGGAGATGCTCGATTGGTTGCTCCTCACGGGTAACGCCTTCCACGAAATTGCGTGGGAAGAGGGCGAAGAGACGGGCGTTGATCAGGTCCCGTTGGAACAGTGTCAGGACTGCTTCTCGACGTGGAAACCTGGAGACATCAAGCCAAACGATCCGGTGTGCCCAAATTGTGCGTCTCCATACCTCGTTGATTCGCCGGATCAGATGGTAGAAGTTCCTCGTGGTGAGATGCGGTACATGACGCTCTCACCGTTTGAAGTGTTCCTTGACCCGGTCATCACGGATATCGAGCAACAGCCCGCGATTCTCTTGCTTCAGTCGTACACGACTGAACAGATCAAGAGCATTTGGGATAAAGACGTCCAAGACGAAGGGTTTGGCGGCTACGGTGAGGTATCATCCTCAGCGATCCACCGCGACTCCATTGCGTCCGTGGCGCCTGGCGTTACCCCAGGATCACCCTACGCGCATTCAACTGGCGGTGACACTGGGTCGAAGCGCGTTCTAGTGTTTCGCTTGTTCGTAAAGGCGTGCAAAGAATACCCAAACGGTTTGTACTTGGCAATGACCAATCGCGGGGAGGAGCTGGAGAAGGTTAAGCCTTTCCCGTGGCGCAAGCGAAACGGCAAGGGTCGTAAATACTATCCACTAGTTCACTATCGTTTCGGGACCGTAACCGGGCGTGCATGGGGATTTACCCCGGCTGACGACCTGACCCCGAAGCAGTACCAGCTCAACAAGGCCGAGTCACTGTTCACGCTGATTATGACCCGGGTAGCTAACCCGGTCTGGCTGATCCCAGCAAACAGCAACCCGTCGCGTATCTCTGGAGAAATCGGAATCCAGATCGAGTATACGCCGGTTGGTGGTGCTCAGCCCCAACGTGTCCCTGGCGCCGAGGCCCCGCAGTCACTCGTGAAGTACATTGAAGACATCCGCCAAAGCTTCGACGAGCTGAGCGGCGCATTCGCCGCTGTGCGCGGACGGAGCATGGGTTCGCGGACGCCTGTAGGAACCGTCCAGTCCCTCCAGGAGCGCGGCTTTGGGCGGTGGGCAACTGTCTTCCAGGGCATCGAGGCCGGCTACGAGTCCCTGGCGAAGAAGTCTCTCGAAGTGTGGCGGATGAAAGCACACACGCCTCGGCTCATGGCCGTTCGTGACGCCGTCGGGGGCTTCTCATTCCAAGAGTTTATAGGCGCGGATTGGGACGAAGGCGTCGAGGTTGAGGTTGAGGCAGGTTCGACTCGGCCTCACACACAAACCGAGAAGATGCAGACGTATATGGAACTCGCCCAGGTCGGCGTGCTGGACTTCATGGATGAAGCCCAAAAGATCAAGATGCTGGAAGACATTGGGATGCTGAATATGCGCCCCGGTGTGGAAGAAGATACCAAGCACGCATACAAAGAGAACGCCCAGTTCTTGGAATGGGCGCGCGGGGTTGGCGACCAGATCGAGGAGGTTCCACCTGAAATGGTGGATGTGCTGGCACAACAGCTGGCCGTAACCATGCCGATCCACGTCGTCCCCATTGTTGACGACCACGCGGTCCACTTCCTGACGCATCGTCGTCTGGCGATGACGGATGAATTCAAGCAGCTGCCCATGATTATCCAGCAGGCGTGGTACATGCACATGATGCAGCACCAGGCCGACTTGATGGCAAGTAAGGTGCTCAACGCACCGCCGATGGCCTTGCGTAACGCTGGAGTGGCTGCGAGTATGGGCGGTGCGCAGCCTGGCGGGCAAGGCAATGGGTCACCCGCGCAAGCAAGTACCCGTGAGATGGGCGGCGGTGAGTCTAATCCCAACGCAGAGGTTAATAACTAATGTCTAAGTCGCATCCGAAGGTCAAAGCTCCTACGGATAAGCCTACAGGTCCTAGTGGTGTACCGGGGCTCTCCGCTAACACAACTGGCACGAAGGCTGCGGCGGCTCGGGCTGGGACTAGCGCCGCAAAGAAGGCGAAGTAGTCATGCCCGTCGGCAAGTATGATAAGTTCTTTGGCGGGAAGAAGGGTTCAGCGGCAAAGGTGAAGCGTTCAATGAAGAAGACCTACAAGTCTGAGAAGAAGGCTGAGAGTGTCTTCTATGCTACGAAGAACAAGAGAAAGGCCGGCGGCATGTCCGTCGGGTAAGGAGACAGCAATGGCAAAGGTCATGGGCAAGCCGGCAGGCGCAAAGGGTTCGGATTGTGGGGCGCATGCTGCAATGCAGAAGGCGTCCAGCCCTGCAAGCGTGAAGTCAGCGGCAACGGGCGCTACCAAGTATAAGCATCGGTAAGAGAGGACGACAATGCCAGATCAGGTGATTGGTCAAGGTACTCCACAAGATGAAGCGCGTGCCGGTGCTGGCACTGGTGCAGACGTCAACCCGTGGGCCGCGTATGGGCTAAACCCCGACGGAACGCCTATTGTCGTAGAAGAGAAGAAGCCTGTTACGGACGACAAGACGGGCGATCCCAACACGGCTGCTCTCCAGGCCAAGGTTGCCGAGCTTGAGGCCAAACTGGCCAAGCTCCCTGAGTCATTCGAGGGAATGACCAAGAAGATGCAGCTTGTCGATCGGCTCGTTGCCGCCCTCAAGGGTGACGATGCTCCGGCGGGTGACCCAAAGGTAATGCGTGAGGTCTATGGTGACCTCAAGCGCGTGGCCAAGGCGTCGGCGCCTGGCCTCGCAAAGATGCTCGATCTGCTGGAAGAGAATCCAGACTGGATCGACCAGGTCGCTGGTTCGCAGTCTGCGCTCATGGCGAACCACTTGATTGGCCTGAACGAACGGGCGCACGAGAGGGTGCTTACCCTCGCGAAGAAGGCCGGCTTCAAGGCTGCAAATACCGATGAAATGTCGGCGCTGATATTTCCATTCGAGCAGACGATGACAACGATGATCAATGCAAACGCGGAGTTGCGGAAAGCGTTCATCAGCGGAAACATCGAGGTCGTGGATGAGATTTTCACACGTCTCGTCAAGCCCCATGTAGCGATTCGCCTACGCGAGAAGCAGAGTCGTACGGGCGCTCTGGCGCTCCCGAAAGCTGCACCGTCAGGCGGCGCCCCAGGGACTGGCGAGGATAAACCCAAGAGAGACCTCTCGACCCCCGCTGGCAAGGCTGCCTTCCATAAGCAGGCAGTTGGACGGTGGCTTGACAAAGCCGCCCAGCAGGGTGAAGAGTAAGGAGATAGTTTCCCAATGATGGACCTCAGCGCCGTTAACCCTCTGTTGAAGGACGAGTACGAGGATTACATCGTCGAACTCGTTCACACAGAGTCTGTAGCGCTTGACCTGTTTACCGACGGCGATACGTCTTCGGCGGACGGGCGGCGCGTTATTCTTCCGGCGCATCTGCGCCGTGACCACGCCGGTATCGGGTTCGTGGGTGAGGGGCGTCAGCTTCCCACCCCGAGCGCCGAGCAGAGCGGGTTCTTCACGATCCCGTTCCGCAAGTCGGCAGCGCGTTTCCAGATCACCAAGGAAGCCATTGACCAGGCTCAGACCAACCGCGGAAGTTTCGTGCGGACGCTGAGCTTCATCATGGATCACCTTGTCGAGAATCTCGTGGACATCCGCAACAAGGCCATGTGCCATTATGGCGCAGACGTCCTGGGGTGGGCCACGGGTGACGATACGGCTGGCGTGCTTGGGGTGGACACCCCTGGCGGGGTGGCCATGCCTACGGGCGTGAGCAACGGTTCACGCTTCTTCCAAGTTGGCCAGATCATCGCGGCCATCAATACTGGCGCTATCGTGACCAACTCAGTCGGAACAGTAGCAGCCGTCGCTCCGTCGAGCAACTATAACAACATCACCGTCACGTGGGCGTCCAACCCGACGCTTGCTGACAACGACGTCCTCGTTCGCGCACATTCGCTCACGGTGACGGATGTCGCAGATACGTCGTGGTATCAGGCGCCTATGGGTCTTTTGGGGATGATCGACGACGGCACGTATGTGTCGGACTACTTCGGTCTGAACCGGACGACCTGGGATGCGCTCAAGTCCTACGTGTTCGCAAGCGTGGGCGCGCTGTCAAGTGACATCCTCCAACAGGGAATCGACGTGGCGTATGCTCGCGGGCGCGGGCATATCCAGTATTTCCTGTGCGAGCAGGCTGTGCGGCGCCAGCTTCTGGCCCTCCGCGAGGGCGACGTCCGCTACGATGGTAGTGGCTCCGTCAACCCCGATGCTGGGTCGAAGATGGGCAAGTACGGTCAGACGATCACGTGGTCGACCATGCCGATCAAGGTGGACTACAACTTCCCCTATGGGATGCTGATGGGCATCGACCCTTCGACGCTTGTCCGGTATTCCGTGGTGCCCGGGAAGTTCGAAGACTGGGGTGGCTCCGTGCTGCTTCCAGCCGCCGCGACGCATACGGCCACCGGGCTGTTCTATCTCGTCGATAACTTCTTCCTCGATGCACCCAACAAGTGCATCCGGTGGGATGGTATCGATGTGACGGTCAATAACATTCACGTTGAGTAAGGAGTTAACATGCACGGCTTGGGACCACTGGTGAAAGTGATTAACCGTGTCCGTGGCGTGGATGGCAGTCTGATCCCCTACGAAGGGGTCGTAGACGGCGAAGCTATCGTGGTGCGGGATACGCTCGATCTTCCCTTGGGAGTCGCGCGTATCCTTATCCACGGCTCAATGTATCGCGTGGACCCGGTGACGTTGGAGACCGCGTACAAGCTAGGGTGCGCCGAGCTTGGCGCTCCCGAAGACCCTATCCCCGTAGAAGAGACACAGCGCGTGGAACTCATCGACCGCTCTGGATTGCCTGAGCAGAAGATGGAGCTTCAGCGCATCCGGAACAATAATCGCGTGCGGCGGCATGACCCAATTGGAGTTTCGACGCCCGCGCCAAACGCAGATGGAGCCCTTCAAGGCTCCTTTGAAAGGCTATAACAATGGCTATCGGAAACCTTGGGGCTTCTCTCAACCAGCTGCAAGGCTTTATCGCCAGCGGGTTTGGGGCGCCTAACAACCAGGGCCTGTCCCTGGTGCCTGAGATGGTCGAGCGCATCGCGTCTCGGGCTGATCTGACGGAGGCAAACATCCGCGTGATGCCCCCGCGTCTCTTCGACGGCACGAACGCCGTGACGTTGGAGACGACTGCGGTCAAGCTGATCGCGGTCATCGCGCAGTCGCTCGCGGCGCAGGTTGAGGATGCCGCAGTCCTCTTCTATGAGGCGGCGGTGACCGAGGGGACCACCCGCTACGTGGCGATGATTAACGTGGACGCGGCCAACACGGCAGCGACCGCGAGGGCTACAGCGGTTGTCTTTCCTGAGCCGATCCCCATGGCCGCGCTGTACTGGTCGGTTGTGGACAACGGCGCTGACGGTGACATCGAGGGGACGACCCTTGGTGATGCCAGCGGCGTGCGTGTCCTCGTAGTGTACGCAGAGTAATCTGGCTAGAGCCCCGTTAGCTTAACAGGCAGAGCGGACGGTTTGTAACCGACCAGGTCGTGGTTCGACTCCACGGCGGGGCTCCATCATAAACAGAAGCCCACCCGTAGCATATAGTGGGCCAAGGAGACGGATTTGATTAGGGATTTTAACGTCGATTGGCTTGAGCACCGGGAGTTCATCCCTGCTCAGGCGTTCCAGACATATGTCACAGGAGCGGGCGTCGCAGCCGGTGACCCGGTCTTCCAGGAGATCAGCACGTTTGGTCTCACGGGTGGCCAGGTGAATGCGGCAGGCGACAGCTGGGCAACCATCTGGATGCCATCAGATGTTGATCGCAGTAAGCAGATCCGCTTCCGCGTGTGGTGGACGCAGACGCAGGGTGTCACAACCGACATCATGACGTGGCTGGTCACCTACACGCAGTTTGCGGAAGACGAGGCGCTGACGGACGTCGCTGGTGGCACCGGCACGGGGCTCAATACTGTCATTGGCACGGACGCTTCCAGTGACGATGCGCTGGCACTCCAGGCTACGGGCTTTGGGATACTCAACCGTAACACGCTCGATACCGATTGCGCGATGGTTGGGCTGGTCGTGGAGGCTGACGCTATTGGCACCTTCTCAGCCGATGAAGTGAGCTTCCTCGGGCTGGAGATCCGCTATACGCCGCGCAGGACTGCTGGTCCGCGTAAGAACATCCTTGGCGGGCGGCGGCTCTTGAACGCCTATCCGCTGGGCGTCCAGCTGCACGCAACACAGGAAGGTCTGTAAGAACAACTAGCTCCCGGTGGTGGTTCGAGTCCATCACCGGGAGCCATCACGTACCACAATCGTGGGGTCTACTCCCCAGGAGACATCATGCCTCATCTGCCAATCTACAAGACGTTCACAGGCACACCCACAGGAAAACTCCGCAGCACGTATCATCAGACGGATACCAACCTTCTCTACGTTCCGGGTACGTTCAAAGACCACAACGGCAACGATCGCAAGCTAGAGGGTATTGTGGTACTCTATGCGTCCCTCCACAATCGGAGCGGTGGCGCAGCGAATGTTGGTATCGGCTGGCGCGTGCCCAATCGGCTCTGGATTGCTGGCCAGTGGGACGATACCGGTGGCGCTACACAGTATAGCGACGACACCACCGCCGCGCAGGACACGGTAACCGACGACTTCCCGCTTGAGACGACGACCAATAACGATGGCTACGTCGTGGCAAGCCGCGAGCGATTCAACTGTGTCACGCTCAACGTCTCCACGGCATCCGCGGATGCGACGAACCCCACGCGGGCGGTGCGGTATAGCGACTCGGCTGGTACAGGTTGGACCAACTTCACGGCGACTGACTTCTACGCATCCGATGGTACAGGCGCTGCTGAGTACACGACTGGCGAGCAACTGCTCGTCTTCAACACGCCATGGGACTGGGGTCGCACGTCGAGTCTTGGTGACATCCCTGATGGGTACTATGCGGTCAACGTCCGTGCCACAACGGCACCGGATACCACTGCGGGAATCGCTGCCTCCATCGAGCTCTGGAACATCCATCTGCTGACGGAAGCGCTTGGCGACAACGGGACGCTGGAGTTTGCTGGGAGTGGCGAGCCCCTATGGGAGCGGTTCTCAGACGGACTCTCTGTGTTCTTCTCCACCGCGAGCGCCATGAACCGCGCGACGGTGCAGGTGAGAATGGCCTAATGCCTATCTATAGTGGAAACGAAGAGAAGCGTATCGTAGAGACCGGCCCGCCTGGCCCGGACGGCAAGCAGGGTTCACAGGGCGTTCCTGGCCCGCGTGGCCCACAGGGCGAGCCTGGCGTGCAGGGGCCTAAAGGGGACGTTGGTGCGCCCGGCCCTCGGGGCGCTGTAGGCCCTGTCGGCGCGCGCGGTGAACGTGGTGAGGTTGGGCCACGTAGTGAATCGGGGCCGATTGGTAAGACGGGCCCGGACGGACCACGTGGCCCTGCTGGGAGCCAAGGTCCAAAGGGTGACAAAGGCGTGCCCGGGCCTGCTGGCCCCTCTGGTCCCGTTGGCCCCCGCGGGACTATCGGTCCTGAGGGTCCACAGGGTCCGGAGGGTAAGCTGGGCTCCCCGGGACCGAAAGGCGCCAAGGGAGATACTGGCAGTGCCCCGATTGGCGCGATTCTCCTATGGCCATCTGCGGCTCCGCTCCCTGACGGTTGGGACGTCTACCCGCTGCGTAAGGGCGAAGACTGGTGGCGGCGTGTGTGGGAGCAGGCTGTGGGCGGTGACGTGCCGCGGTTGATTTGTAAGGTGCGGTAATGCCGGGCGAGGCGTTTGATCGTACAAACAGTCTACTCAATTCTCTGCTAACAGAGCTTGAGCAGAAGCTGGAAAGCGCCGACGCGACTCTGGCGTCCGGTAAGACGCTCAAAGTCGCCGTGGGCAGCGACACCGCCACCGACCAGATCATCGCGGCTGTTGCCAGCAAAAAGCTCAAAGTCTTCGCCTATCAGTTGCAGAGCCAAAGCGACACCATGACCGCGTCACTACGTGACGGAGCCGCAGGCTCAATACTCACGCCTGTGTGGACGTTCAATAGCCGAGAGGGTGTAGCGATTGGGCCAACGAACCCGCCTGAGTTCCTGCTAGCCACTACGGCCGGCAATCGCCTGGACATCGTTATCACTGGTACTGGTACAATTGTCTGGGGTGTCTATTACTGGGATGATGATGCGAGCTAAGGGAAAGTACACCAAAGACTTGAGGTTCTTGATGAAGAAGGCGTCTGTGTTCCTCGCGCTCCTGCTCTTCGCCCGCCAGCGGCACGACGCTCGCGGCCGGGACGCCGCTCCCGGCGACGGATCTCCGGCTCCAGCTCGACGGGGGCGGTAGCGTGGCGGTACTTCGCGACGTGAACGGGACGCGGGCAGAGTTCGCGTATGGCGCAGGCCCGAACGACTACACAGGACTGACCGTAGGAAATCAGCCCGATCTCGCGCTGCTCGTTGAGATTGCGTGGGGTGCCGATGGCAATCCAGGCACCGTCACGGTCACGTGGGATCAGGGCGGCAGTAACCAGGCCCTCACGCTGATCAAAGATCAGGCGAACACCGGGGATCGTCGCGCGTCCCTCTACGGGCTCGTCAACCCGGCACAGGGTAATAAGACCCTGCGGATCACGCACTCGAACACGATCGGTCTCATCGTCAACGCCACGTCCTACTACAACGTAGACCAAACCGGCGGAGTCACGACGTTCCCGAACAGCACCTCGGCGACGGGCACGGGCACGTCGGCGGCGCTCTCGATCACGAGCACGAGCGGGCGCGCGACCGTGAGCGTCATGTCGGCTCCGACGGGTACAGGCACGACCGATCAAACGCTCCTGTGGTTCGTGACGGGCGCGGGCGCCCAGGACGGCGGAGCGTCGGAGAACGTTGGCGGCGGCACGGTCACACACACGTGGACCATTTGGAACGTCGCGTGGGTCGTCGTCGGTACAGATATCGCGGCGGCGGGCGGGGCAGCGGGCAATCCGTGGTATTACTTTGCGCAACAATAGGAGCACTGCATGATTACGACGGCGGCGGCGGGAGTCTAAGATGCCTGATCTCTGGGTCGATGTTGACACGGCAGTCGTCGTGCCAGTCAATATTATGCCGCTCATTGACGACACCGATTTCAAGACGATTGAGACGGCTGTCGTCTATAACTCGGCTGGGATGGCGTTGACGTGGAACTTCGTCACGTCTGCGGGTACCGTCACGGGGACCGCCGTCACACCAACGACCGGCGGCAACTATGACTGGGCCGAGCCCGTCGCCGATAAAGGCATGTACACCATAGAGATCCCCGCCTCGGGTGGCGTCTCCATCAACAACAACACCGAGGGTGTCGGGTGGTTCACGGGCGTGGCGACGGGCGTGCTCCCGTGGCGTGGTCCCACGATTGGATTCCGCCGAGCAGCTCTGAATGATCTGTTCATCGATGGGAGCACAGCCTCCACCAACCTGGAGGACTTCTTCGACGGCACCGGGTATGCGGGCGGGACCGCCAAGCTGACCGTTGACGTGACGAAGTGGCTGGGGACCGCCCCGGCGACACCCACAGTGGCCGGCGTCCCGGAGGTTGATCTCACCCATGTTGCCGGCGTGACGACGAACGTGGCCGCGCTCGCAACGAACGTGGATGCGATTCTGACCGACACGGCCGATATGCAGCCCAAGTTGGGGACACCGGCTGGTGTCAGCATCTCGGCAGACATCGCAGCTATTGAAGCCCAGACCGACGACATCGGTGTGGCGGGGGCAGGCTTGACAGCGGTCCCGTGGAACGCCGCGTGGGATGCCGAGGTGCAGAGTGAGGTCGATGACGCGCTAGTCGCGCAGAATCTGGACCATCTTGTCGGAACGGCTACGGCGATCCCCGCCGTTGTTGCTGGTACGTACATTGACCAGATGATGGACGACGGGACGGCCGTGTACGACCGGACGACCGATTCGCTGCAAGCGATCCGTGACACGGCGCCGCTGGGCACCGCGATGCGTGGCACCGACAGCGCGGCGTTGGCGTCCGTCTGTACTGAGGCGCGCCTCGCGGAACTCGACGCGGCGAATCTGCCGGCGGTGACGGACGCGATCCTCGTGGACACGGGGACGACCCTGGACGCGGCGCTTGCGGTCGTGGATGCGAATGTCGACGCGATTCTGGTTGATACGGCGGACATGCAGCCGAAGCTCGGGACGCCGGCCGGCACGGACATGAGCGCGGACATCGCGGCCGTGAAGGTCGATACGGCGGCGATCCTCGTGGATACCGGCACGACGCTCGACGGACGCATCCCGGCGGCGCTGGTCGGCGGGCGGATGGACTCGGACATCGGCGCGAAGACTGGCAACGTTGCGCTGAGCACGCAGGAGAAGGCTGACGTGAACGCTGAGGTGGTTGACGCGGTCGCGACTGACACCTATGCTGAGCCAGGCCAGGGCACACCTGCTGCCACGACCACACTCGCGGCGAAGCTCAACTATCTCTATAAGGCATGGCGGAATCGTGTAACACAGACCGCCACGCAATATACGCTCTACGCTGACAACGCGACGACGGTGGATCAGAAGGCGGCTGTGAGCGACGATGCCACCACGTTCGATAAAGGTGAAGTCGCTACGGGGCCCTAATGGCGAATCTCGACACGCGAGAGAAGCGAGCGTCGGGCGTCCACGTCGGCCTGCCGTGGCGCTGGCTGCTGCCACTCCCGGACGGGGCGATCACGCAGGCGGATCGCCAGCAGGCGGCGGCGTGGTACGCAGGCATTCTTGCGGCGGCTGCGGTCGCGGGCTGGTACGACGCCGCGTGGCTCTACCGCCGCGCGGTGACCTTCACGGAGCAGTCCGGCTCCGCGCTGACGGAGTATGCGGTCAAGGTGGTTATCTCTGGTGGGAGTTTCACTTCCGCCCAGGCAGACGGGGACGACTTCCGCGTGACGCTGGCCGACGGCACGACGCTGATCCCCCACTGGGTCGAGTCCTGGGACTCGGGCGCCGGGGACCTCACGATCTGGGCGCGCGTGCCGTCGATCGCCGCCTCCGGCACGGTCACGCTCTACCTCTACTACGGCAACGCCGCGGCGGTGAGCGCGAGCGACGGCGAGGAAGTGTTCCTCGCATTTTCGTCGTTCTCCAAAGGCGCGTCGGGCGATCAGCCGTGGGGCTGGCGCACATGGTTCATTGGCACGCCGGACGGCGGGGCGACGGTCGACCTCAGCGCGACTCAGGCGCGAAGCGATCGACCGCTCGGCTCCGCTGTGCTTACGTCCGTGTCCACGGGCACCGGGTCGGAGGCGCCCTTCACGGCGAGGATTGCACAGCAGCGACAGTGTTTCGTCGCCGCCGGGCGCTACTGGCTCGTCTGGGCCGACATCTCCGGAGGCACGCCCCCGTTCCCGATGTACTACCGTTCCTCAACGGACGGCGTGACGTGGACGGGCGACACGTCCCTTCGTGATTCTCCGCAGCGGGACGCCTCATGGGACGTGGCCTATGACGGCACCTACGTCCACGTCGCGAAGAACATCATTTATGCCCTTCCTGACCCGGGCTACGGTGGATTGGAGTACCGCGTTGGGACGCCGAACGCTGATGGCACCATCACGTGGCTCGCGGACTGGCAGACGGCGCTTGCGAGCGCAGTCATCGTGACTGACCTCAATCTCAGCATCGGCACGGACGGGCACGCCTGGGTGTGCTACTCCGACGACAACGCGAGCCTCCCTGCGATTGGCGACGCGACTGTCATTCGGAACGACAACGTCGACGGGACGTGGAGCACGACGGCGGGGTTCCCCGTGGTCGCCTACGCGGGCGTGGGCGACGACGCGCAGGGGGTCCTCGCTCCGTTGGCCTCCGGCGCCATGTACGTCGTCGGGTACGAGTGGGCGCAGGACATCGTCGCGCCGGGCTTTACGGTGACGGCGGCTGGCGTGGTCGCGGCCGACGCCGACGCGACGTTGGTGGCGGTAGAGTCGGCGAGCGGCGACAACACGTTCGTCTCGCGCATCGACGCTGCTGGGCCGGGCGACGGCACGGTTCACGTCGCGTATCAGGACGTCAATCAGGTAGTCCGCTACCGAAAGCGTAGTGCGGCGGGCGCCTGGGGCGACGAGGTCATTCTGGACACCGCCGCGAGGGTCCACGACTGGGTCACCTCACCGCGCGTATCGTTCGATGGGGCCACGGGCGTCATCGTCATGTGGACCTACACCAGCGGGCGCGCGATCTACTGGTGCCGCTCGGATGACAGCGGTGCGACGTGGACCCGGCCGCACGTCTTGGTCGGAATGGCGACAGCGGAAGCTACGCTGGAGCACGCGATGCCGGCCGAGAAGACCGCCGGCGACGGGCTGCTCCCCGTGGCGTATATCAACGGGTCCTACACGCTGATCCACGCCCTCTGCGATGTCCAGTCTCCAGGCGACGCGGTGAGCCTCGCGGGCCGATTGTACAAGCCAACAGCGACGTCGTTCGTTATGGCATGTGATCATCGGACGCCGAATGTCGGCGCTGCACACAGTTTTGAGTGTGCGTTGTATATCGACACGATCGGCGGTGCGGCGGCAAACGACAACTTCGTATTCGGTCTCGTTACGGGGTCGGGCATTGGCCTAAACGTGTCGGCGAATTTCGGACCGTGGGTCGCGTTCTACGGCAATCCTGCGAACAAGATCGGTTACTACAACGGGTCGTCCCACACGCAGCTCGCGGACATCACATGGGACGCCTGGCACATGGTCAGCATCCGCATCAAGACGATCGGGACGTTCGACCTGTACCTCGACGGGACGCTGATCGGAACGGATCTCGCATTTTTCAACGCGAGCCCTGCGTACAGCACACTCGGCTGCATCCGCCCCTCGATCACAACGACGCGCACCGCGACGGCGTACTTCGACAACGTCCGCGTGCGCCCGAGCGTGGCAACGGAACCAACGCACGGGGCATTTGGGGCGGAGGAGGCGGGCTTGGTGGCCGCGATGGCCCGGATTATTGGTGGTTGGAACAGAATCATAGGAGGATAATCCCATGAACCCAGTCGAACAACGGATCGCAATGTACGTGTGGTCGCTTTTGTGCCAGGCAGCCAAGGTCGAGGTGCTAGAGGCTGAGGTTGCTAGGCTCCAAGGCTTACTTAACGCGAGTCCCAAAGAGGTGTGGAGCCATGGCGCGTAACCCCGATTCTCTCACGAAGCATCTCATCCCCGAGGATAACGACAAGCTTGATCTCGGGAACGCGGTTCAGGTGTTCAGGACCATCTTCGTCAATGGCTTGCAAAGCGCGAGTGGGCTGACGATTACGAACCCGCTCCTCCTCGCTGCTGGCACGGCGGCGTTACCAAGTCTGACGTTTGCTGGAGACGTTGACACCGGGTTTTATCATCCAGCTGCTGACGCGACGGGTTTTGCGGCTGCCGGGGCGGCTCGGATGCAATTGTCGGGTGAGATGGTACTAGGCAGCGGATTTGGCGTTGGGTGGAGCTCGACCGCCGCGCCTGTGGTTGGGACCTTCGATACAATGATCTCTCGTGACTCTGCCGGCGTCCTAAAAGTCACCACGAATGGCACGACGCTGGGGACGCTGAACGCGGGCACGATGAATGTTCTCGCCGGGGCGAGCGCAACTGGCACGACGCGCGTCGGCGGAACGCTCAACGCGAATATCACGTCGGTTGGTAACGTGACGACTGGTGATGATACCCTGATGTCATATACCCTGCCGGCGAATGCTATGGACGCGGCCGGGCGGGGGGTTCGGATTATAGCCTGGGGCACGACGGCGAACAACGCGAACGCCAAGGCGGTGCGATTGTACTTTGGCGCAACAGCGTTGGGCGCGGTCGCCATGACGGTGAGCCAAGCGAACACGTGGCGCTACGTTGCCGAGGTACTCCGTGTGGATGCCACAACGCAAATCGCCTCAGAATGGTTTATACAGTCCGGAACAGCAATACTGCATGAGACCACGATTACCGCGCCAGGCGAAACGCTCTCTAGCGCCGTGGTCATTAAGGTCACTGGGGAGGGTGTTGATACCAACGACATCACCCAGAGTGGAATGATCGTAGAGTTCTTTAACTAAACGAGGGGCTCCCCATGACGCTGGAAAGAGCGGAACGCAGACTACGCCATTACGACAAAGCTCTCCGTGTGCGCCGTTCAAACGAGCAACCTGCTGTCCTCGTCGAGCGCAAGACCATGCGCGGGCGAATCGGCTCGGTTGGCCCTGGCGGCATCAACTGGACGCCTGACGTTGGCCGGCGCCGTGAAGAGGGTCACGTGCTGGTCTGTATGGTGCCACGTGAGGGCTTTGATGCCGAGCGGCTCTTAGACAGTCTCAAAGAAGCTGACACGTGGTCGTTGCATAATACCTCCGCTGATCCCCTCTGGCGCCGTGCCGAGCGTGAAGATGACGCTCACAAGCGGCGTCTTGTCAAGGCTCGTCAGGATGGCATCCGCTATAAGGCTGGCGAAGTGTGGGATCGGTATGCGTGGTCCAGCAAATCGCGCGTGTCCACCTATGTAAAGGGGCGCTAATGAACGTCGTGCAGCTGATGCGCCGTGCCCGCCAGGGCATTGACGCGATTCTTCCTGGTGGCACCGCGTCGGGCCACTGGTCGGACGAAGAAGCCCAGGACGCGGTCAACGAGGCGTACGAACAAGCCCTACGCGAATTCAGGCTCGTCCACAAGAAGTGGGGCCTGGTGACCCTTAACACGTCCTCGACTGCCTTTACACGCGATGGTGAGACGTATACGCCATCAACGGCGCTCGTGCTCTCATCGACGACCAATAAGCTCACTCTCCCGCCTGACTTCGCTGAGCTCATCCGCATCACGTGTACCAACAATCGTGCGGTGCGCTTCGTTCACGCCCAAGAGGAAACCTACCACTGGATTGACGCCGAGCAGTCGGGTTTCAGCGACCAGTCGCTTCCCCTCCAAGCCGACCCCAACGGGCTGGTCTTCTACTGGGACATCATTGGCGAGCGGACGCTGATTCTCATCCCGCCGGTCAATGGCAGTTTCAACCTGGAAATCGACTACATCCCAATGTTCCAGCCGCTCACGTATAGCCTGGCGGGAACAGTGGGAATCACGCAAGGACTGAAAGTGCTCACGGGCACCACGACCACGTGGGTGACGGACAACGTCTACACGGAAGACCAGAGCCAGCGTGCTGAGCTGATCCCGAGTATCAACAGCGTAACGTCAGCGAGCATCTCGACCAATGCACGGTATGCCCGTGTCGCGGCGATCACGAGCGACACGGCTGCGACCATGGTGTCGAACTGGGGTCCAGCTACGCTTGCAGCGGCTACCCATATTCTCGCGATGGCGCCGATCATCCCACGCGAGTACCACCGCTGGCTGTCACGTATCGCTGGCGCAATCATGCTGACCAAGGTCAGCCCTGACATTGCTGAGAAGTATGAGGCGCGCACGATCAAGCAGCTTCGTGAACAGATCAACTCGACGATCCGTCGCCGGCAGTCGCAAGATAGTGTCGTCACCGAAGACGCAGAAGAGATGGGCGTCGGGAGCGACTACTAATGCCATACGAGGCCCAGGGCGCTGAGGTCCTCAGCTCGTTTGCCAAGGGAATCGACCGCGACTCCCCGCGAACGCTGATCGCGGAGGGACACTACGACGACGCCTTGAATATGCTCCTGACGTCTGATACATCTGGTCAGCACCCAACGACGATGCAGCCTGACGCGGAGCTGGATGCCGCTATCACGTGGACAGCCAGCAACGTGAGGTGGTTTGCTCCGTTTACATACGCGACGTATAACTCGACGACGGGCGTACTCACGTATGTCACGGAGTTGCTCATTCACCGTGCGGATGGGAACTACTACACGTATACGTCGGGCGCGCCTGGCACTGAGACCGCCGTGCGGCGCACAGGCAGCAACGCGACCGACCTGAATACCCATTGTGTGTATGACCAATGGCTCGTGCTGTTCAATGGGCGTGATAACCCACTTAAATACGGACAACACTTCCGTTGGGACGGCCAGAACTATGCGACGCCGCATCTCTTCCCGCTGGGTAGCAAGCCGATCAGCCCGCTTGTTTCTGGAACCGTCGCCGGGGAAACGTGGGTTTCACATACTGGGGGTGGATCGCCTGGCTTCATTGTGGATGCGAGCTTGCCAGTTCCGGCGCGCGTGGGAACGTCTGCGCTCCGCGTAGGGACGAGTGGGACAAGCACCGTTGACTTTGATCCAGTACGCGACTTTCGTGCTGGGCCGCGTCCCTATGGTGGGACACAGTTTGCTACTACAGACTTCATACAGTTTAAGTATCTCAAAGCGGCTACGGCTAACCAGTGTGTCGTGCGGTTTTATACGGCCCCAGGTGGTGGCGGGACACTTATTGGCGCCCATACTCTCTCAAGTATAACCGCTGACGGGACATGGCATCAAGCGTCGATTGCGCGCGCCGCTGATACCGCGAACTGGGCTACGGTGGCCTCGATGGTTATCACTAACGATGATGCTACAAACGTGATCTACATTGATGACATCTACTTCTTGTATGCTGACGCCCCACCTGCTGCTCAGGTTGGCTGCGCGCACAAAGATCGTATCATCCTTGGCGGCGTGCCCGTGGCTGGCTCAAATAGCGACCCGGCCCTCTCGACACTCTTCTACTCACCAGCAAGCAAGCCTGACGAGTTCCCATCAACCAACACGCAGGTGATGTCTGGTGGCGCGCAGTCGCTCAGCCGCACGAACCGCATCACGGCTGTTCGGGAGTATGGTGACGCCGTCATTGTCGGCATGCAGAATACCGTCTTAGCGTGGACGGTTGGGACTGATGGGACACCCACACGGTCGGTTGTGTCGACGGAGAATGGCATCGACTCGCCGCTCGCCCTGGTGGAGACGCCATCCGGGTCGCTGCTCTTCCCGTGGCAGCGCGGCATCTACATGCTACGCCAGACTGGGCGTAACTACGTTTCAGAGAAGGTTGCGCCACTCTTAAGAGACATCTGGCTTGAAGAGCCTCAGTGGACGGTAGGCATCCGCGACGAGTCCACGAAGACTGTCAGATTCTGGTTTCGTGAAGTCGATGAGTCCGACCCTACACAGACGACGAACGGGATCGTCTTCGACTATGTGCGCGCCCAAGATATTGGTGACGCCGTGTGGCCGTCGCGGATGGGCCAGTTGGCTGACTATGCGACGGAAGCTTACGTCGACGGTGTACGTGAGACGCTGTACTCTGTCAACGACGCCGCCGATATCTGGCGGATGGGCGCAGCAACGTCTGGCGCTTGGCTTGGGACCGACACGACAGCGTACATCGACCTGCCGTGGATCGGGACACAGGCGCGTGATAAGGTCACCAAGTGGATTGGCATTAGCGTCCCCTACAAGTCGACCGTCGCTATCCAGGTCCACGTGCGCTACGCCAACCATCCACATGCTTTTGACAGTGCATCGTTTGAGCAGCGCGATTCACTTGCCGCGTCGCCAACGATTGCCACACTGTCAAACATCATCTTCGGTGGTACAACCAAGTGGGTCCAGGTGCGACTCCAAGCGGCAACCTATGGCTTTGAAATCTTTCCACCAATCTCGCTGATCGCCGCACCGACGACAAGGCCAGGATAATGGCATCCACACAGATCCTTGCATCGTCGACGTCACAGCTTGTCGTGACGGGTGATGCGACAACAGCAGGACATACGCTGACCATTGTGAACCTGCGCCTGTTCCCCCGCTTGGGACCGGCACAGATTGTGCGCGTCTATGGCACAGTCGATCAAGCTGGAACGCCCATCAACATCGAAGTTGACGTGACATTCTATGATGCCGCATTTGAAGAGTTCGGTATGTATGGGGAAATGAAGAAGAAAAAGTCTGACGGAGAGAAGCGCTAATGGCAATGGGCGTGCAAGCACAACCCGAAGACGAACTGGGCTACGTCCCGACGTCGGGCCTTGGCGGCATCGTAGCGAGCGAGATGGAACGTGCATCTGGGCGCCCGTTCATGTCGCCCCGCCTTGGCGGATCAGTGATGCTCACACCCGGCGAGCGTGCTATGCGCGGGGCTGTCAACGCACTCAAGCTTCTTGCCCCGGCTGCTGACCCTCGCGATGCCGCGAGTGGGGCATTCGGGATGCCAACTGGCACCTTGGCGCGCATCTTGACTGCTAAGTCTACGCCGCGCCTCCTGCAATACGTGCAGAAGTATTATCCCAAGATATATGGCGAACTGGAGCGGCGACCGGCTGCCTATACACTCAACGAAGTGACATCGACAGCGTCTGGTGGGACTGCGCGATATGGTGTGCCAACAGCAAGCGCTGAACGTCCCCTCACGGGCACACTTGGAGAGTTCAATCCAACTTTTGAGAGGGCTTCTTCATCCTTATTTCCACACCAAATCCAAGTAAACGAACTGGTGATGGATACCCTTACTGACCCCAAAGCTAAAACTCTAGCCGGCGCGGGAGAGTTCGTGCCAGTCGCATCAACTGTCCCCCACGAGCTTCAGCACGCGCTCCAGTTTGATATGCGTGTTCCGCCGCCTAAAGGACAGATCTCAGCGTACCCGGGTGGTGATCGCGCTCGTTCGCGTGTGAAAGAGATGCTTGATCGCGGCGTGCTCCGGCCGGAACACAAGAAATACTACGAGTTTCGTAAGAAGGCCGGGTATGCGCGCTATAGGGGTCAGGGCGTCAGTAGCACCCAAAGTGAGCGCAGCGCTGGTGAGGATGCCCTTGGCGAACTCATGACCGAGCTTGCCGCTAGAAGTGCAGCACAAAAGGCTGGCGTCATTGACGAAGTGATGCGCATTTCGGCTGAGGGATTTGAGCCGCGTGCCGGTGCGAGATTACGCGGAATGCTCAATAAGGAGTAATCATGGCACTCCAGGATTTCTTTTCCGGGCTCAGTGATGCACTGCTTGGTACGCCACGGGAGACGTTTGACCCGTACGCACAGGATCGCATGCTCCGAATGGACGAGCTGCGTCGCGCCCGTGCGGACTATGATAAGATGTATGCGTCCCCCGGTGGCGCCTTCCCTGAGCCGTATCGTAACATGCTCTACAAGCAATCCGAAGAGGCTGCGCGTTCTGCTCGCCCCGGCGCGGGTGGGTCAGGCTGGCTCGAAGATACGGTCACGCGCGGGCGCAATCAGATCAATCTCGATCTGGCAATGAAGGAGCTCGACTTCTTGAACAAGCAGCGTGACTACATTGGGCGCCTTGCGGGTACAGGCATGCCGACACAGGACATCCCACGCCAAGCCGGAATGCTTGAAGGATTCGCTGGAAAGGGCTTTGAGAGTCTCGGCGACTGGATGTTTGGGGGTAAGAAGAAGAAGGCGCCTCCCAAGGATGGTGGTATGGGCGTAACACCAGGCTTCCCACCCATGGGCCCAAGTGTACGCACGCCGCCGTTCAACCCGAATGCGGAAGGACAGACGAGTTATGGCCAACGGTAAATACTCGGGCTTCGTTCCTGTTGCTCGTGTAGCCCTGGAGGGCATGGATGAGCGCGAGCGTGCTCGCCGGGAAGAGGAGGCACGCGAAACAGCAAGTGGGCGCGCTCTTCAGGGGTACATGGCACAGGCTCAAGCCAAGGCTGACATTGATCGCCAGACGTCTGCCCGTGAGGGCGGCGAAGAGACTGCCGCGCTTAACGAGATTCTACGAGGCAATCCTGATCTCGCTCGTCGAGTAGCACCCACACGGATCACGACGTCTATGCCAGCACCTGGCGTCCAGGCGGAACATGAGCCTGCGACGACGGCGTTCACGCCATTTGAGCCACGCGGCATGGCTGGCGCAAAGTGGCTTGGAGAGATGGTCAGGGGGGCGCAAGCCCAGCAAAGCGCCGAACAGACTGCGCGCATCAAGCGGCGGGAAGCTACGACTGCCGCTATCTCAGACATGGAGACCTTCCTTGCGCCGCTCCAGCAGTACCGCCAGGGTATGGAAGAGTATGACCCACTGGGCGCGCGAGAGATTGACGTCTTCACTGGCATGTTTCGTGGTGCGCCAGAGCAGGGCGCGAAGCTGTTCCCGCAGATTGGTGGTTATCTCCAGAAGGCCATGCAGGGCCGCCAGCAGGCATCTCGGCTTACGTCCCAGCTAGGTAATGCTCGCCAGATTGCGACGGCAGCCAATACTACCCGAGAGAAGATCGCGAAGCTGATGGCTAACGTGCGCCGTGAGGGTTATGACGCCGCAGGGTTTAACAATCTCTTGCTTGACGCCGGGCGTCAGGCCAGCGATTTGAGCCGTGAAATCACTACGTTAGAGCGCGAGTATTCAATCTTTATCGTGACTGACTCGCCGCTTGCCCAGAAGGCCCGGGCAGAGATTGACGCACTCAAGCAGGCGCGCGGAGACGTTCAGCGCACTGTGGACGCTGCGCGTTCAGCCCTCCAGCGGTCGTCGGGGCCGGCAGCGCCACCTAAGGTCAAGTCGATCAAACGGATCGAATAATGCCAAAGTATCGCGTAGATACGGACGCCGGGGTTTACGAAGTTGAGCTTGACCGCGAGCCGCGCGACCAAGCTGAGCTCGAAGCCGCGCTGCGGGGCTATAAGCCGACTTCCCCTGTAGCGGCCCCAGGTGGCTCCAGGATCAACGATCGGCCTACACCCGCCACCCCCCTAGCGGCCCCCATCAAAACTACGCCTGGCGACCCCTCTGTGCGCCTCTCAGAGCGTATGCAAAGAGAGGTCGCGGGTCTCGTGACGCCACCGCCCAAAGTCTACCCTCCAGAGCCCGCGGGTGCGCGCCCGCCGAGACTGGGGCCCGGGTCATTCCTCACCTCTCGTCCATACGGGCCAATGCCCGAGATGGACGCTGAGACGTGGAAGCGCGCAAGTGAGATTGACCAACAGAACGTCAAGGATCTCGCGGAGTTGGAAGCGTTAGGCACGGACATCTCCGGTGTCTCCGAGAAGAAAGAGCCACCTCGCCCCGGGCTGATGATGCGTATCCTGGACTTGGCACTACGCCCCAATTATGCTATCGCTGGCGCTGCCATGGCTGCATTCAAAGATCCCAGCACGCCTGGGAGCGAGTTTGCTGGCGCCTGGCGCGGGCTGACCGGTCAAGAACAATACAACTTTGGAGACGTTCTCAAAGAAGCTGGGCTACCAGAACTGGGGTCTATCCAAGTCAACCCATACTACGACGACCCTGATCGTGCTCGGCGTGATCCACGCATGCATATGTCATATGGGGAGCCCACAACCTTAGCGACGGGCCGGGGGGTCTTAGGGTTCGCTATGGATGTCGGGCTCGACCCGCTGACATACACCACCGTTGGCGCAAGCCGCAGCGCCATCGAGCTTGGGGCCAAGATGACCCTTCGCCCTGATCGTATCTTGCTGCCGCGTGTCTGGCTCAACGACGCTGGCAAGGCTGAGCTGGTTAGGCAGATCGCGCGGGCAAAAGCTAACGGCGCGCAAGGATTGACCGCGCGCGCTATCGCTGAGGCGAACCTCCAGGTGCGTATTCGCGCAGGTCAGGGCGGCGACCTCATTGATGCCAATGCGGTACGCTTCGCGGGAAAGGCGATCCCCGGAAGCAAGCAAGCCATTGCTGCTATAGAGCGCGGGTGGGAGAAATCGCTCCACAAACTGGAGCAAGCTCTCGGCTATACCAAGAAGGGTGAAAGCCGACTGACGACCTTGCGCCAAATCTTCCAGCGTGACGCCGCTGTAGCACACTACCTACCATACATCGAGGACAAGAACGGCTTCATCAACTCGTACCACGGCGTCAAGGCTAACATCCTCGACGAGGAAGCCGATCTTGCGCGGATGGCGACCGGCCCGCTGGACGACGTAGCGCGCGAACGGATCACGTATGCTGTCGAGCGATCCCAACGCGGTGGCATAGACCAGCTCGCGCTTGACCGCCCGGATTTGGCAGCAATTGCGCGTTACATAGACGCCTCTCAAAAGAACATGCGGCAGATGGAGATTAGCGCTGGCCTAGCAACAACCATGCGTAGTGAGTATATGCGCCATCTGTGGAAGAATCCTCGCGTCGAGCCGCTTACGGGGCTGGGATCGGGAATGACATCTCCAGGCATGCGCGAAAATCTACAGCGCACCTACGACACGATTGAAGAGGGGATGAAGGCTGGCCTGGAGCCCATCACGAAGGATGCCTTCCAGCTATTCGCCCAGCGTCGCCTTGCTCACGAGCGTGTGTTCCTTGCGAGAGAGTTCTTGGAGTCTACAGTTCAGAAGTATGGGTTCACGAAGACCGAAGGGCACGTCTGGAATTCTGCTGTAGCGGATCTTGCTCGTGGTAATCCACTCAGCACGCTCCAGCAGGCTGCTATTGCCAAAGGCCATAAGATCGGGCTAGGCGCCCGTTGGATGGACGAAGACCTCGTGACCATTGGTAAGATCCGGGGCTTGGAGCAATTCAAGGACCTCATGATCCCACGCGCGATTGCTCGGGATATCAATTCCTCGCTCGGCATGTACACGGAGCCGGGCGTCCAAGGTGGCTTGCAGATTCTCCTAACCGGCTACGACCAGATGCTCAACATGACCAAGCGGGCGTTGACCATCTTTTGGCCAAGCTTCCATGCGCGGAACTACACGACCAATGTTGTCAATAGCGCGCTCGATATTGGGTTAGTCGCTTTGAATGGGCCCCGCCGAGTTGAAGCGTGGCAAATCCTCTTGGGCAAACAGGGCGAGTTCGTCACCCAGCTTGGTGAACGCTACACATTCGACCACCTTCGCGAGCTGGCAACTTCCCACGGCGTCCTTGGTGAGTTTAGAGGCAAACTGGAGATCATGTCGTCAACCAAGCGTGAGATCGAGCGTGTCACGTCAAGTAATCCGCTGACACAGTTCTCCCGCGGTGCTGAGCATTTTGGCAGCAAGGTTGAGGACGAAGCGCGCATGTTTCTCTGGCTCACCTACCTGCGGCGTGGCTATGGCCCCGATGAAGCCGCACGGAGGGTCAACAAGTTCCTCTTTGACTACGACATGTTGTCGCCCGTTGAGCGCGGGTTGCTGCGGCGCGCCATTCCGTTCTACACGTTCATGCGCCATAACCTACCCCTCCAAGCCAAAGCCGTCATTGCGCGCCCCGGCTACCAGGCGTTTCTCGGTAAGGTGTTCGCCGCACGTGGCGACGTGCCACCTGAGGATCTCCAGTACCTCCCAGAGTATGTCAACTCAGGTCTCGCGTTGCCGCTGGGGCGCACACCAAATGGGGAACCACTCTACTTTGTTGGTCTCGGGCTGCCAATGGAAGACCTGAACCGTATTCTCCCGGGTGCGCATGGTGAGAAGTCCTACCGTGCAGCGCTGGTGAACAACTGGATGTGGAGCGCCGCCCCGATGATCCGCGGCGCGCTGTCACTTGCCTTCCAGTGGAACATCCAAATGGGCGAGCCGCTCGATCCCCGATCGAAGATCAGTGAAGCCTATGGCGATTGGGTTGACAAGATGCCCACACTGCTCCAAGAGATGGTGGGCTTCAAGAAGACATATGATCGGCGCGGCAGGCCAATCTACGTCATGAACACGGCAGCCGTCGTTGGGCTCCAGTCATTCTTCCTGTCGCGAGTGTATACGCAGTCAGGCAAGTTCCTGCAGCCAGGCACGCCCTGGGGTGCTGCTGCCATGAAGGGCTTCACAGGCTGGGAGATTGCCCCGCAGGACATCTCCGGTACTCGTGTAACACGCGAAGCCAAGACTGCTATAGAGCGGCAGGAGCAAATCCGCAGGCTTAAAGGCGAACAGAAGCGTGAGCTGCTCTTTGGTGGGGAGACTAAATAATGAAGATTCTGTGGATTAGCCCACGCGGCGACGGTGCGGAGATTGCGGGGCGTATTCTCCGCACGGGCCACCAGCTTGTCCTCTACGGTGAAGGCGCCGGGATGCCGCTCGTCCGCCAGGCCGACTTATGGGCGTTTGCTCGCGTTACTGATCTGGCGGTCGTTGATAGTAGCTTTGAAGTGGTCCGTAATAAGCGCTCATGGGTTCCCCACCGTGACGCGCTGTTCTTCGAGGAGCTGCGCCGCAAGCATCACTTTGTGGCGCTGGGACCGACACCTACTGTCGACTTGCTTGTCGGCGACCGTCGCTACCTCCGCAAGTGGTGTCGGACGCTTGGAATACCATATGCACCCGAGACTCCAGACGGCACTGAACCGTGGTCGTCAGGCGCATGGTTCCGTAAGAATGACGTGATCCCGCCGGGGCCATACTTGCAAGAGTGGGTGCCGCTCTTCAAGTCTATCGGCTTCAGGGGTTGGTTTGCGTTACACGGCTACATTGGTGAGGACGCCCCGGTCGTTACAGCGTGCTCGTCAAGCTGGCCACCGGAGAGTATCCCAGAGGGCAGGGAAGCAGAGTTCCTGCTAGAAATGGTCACCTGAGATGGTCACAGCAGTCGTGCTCCTGAAAATCTCTGAATTGTGGGGCGGTAAGTTTGTGAGCATCCTTCTGTTCCAGACGTTGGATGCGTGCAACGCGGCCCTTGACACGCTCGTCAAGTACCAGATTAACCACGAAGTCTTGCAAGCATGTCGCGCGGTGCTATAATGGGACTCCTCGAAACCATCGTCCTTGGCTCGTATCTGTATACCACAGCGTTCTGCGCGGCCATTTACAGACTTCTGACCCGTAACCATGTAAAGCATATCGATGACCGCTTGACAAAGGTTGAAAAGCATCTTCACTTGAGGGACTAACCATGCTGGCGCTGCTCGTGATCCTAGGGATGCGCTTCACGAAGATGAACGAGACACATAAAGCGGCCTGGCATAGCGTGCATGCGTTCTTTGCGCTTGGGGAGCTCGTGTACCACGGAACGCTCGCTATTTCAGACTACTTAGACAGGAGAACGTAGCATGGCAGTCTTCTATACGAGCCTGGAAGTCAAGAAGATTGGCACGACGAAAGACGCGCGCCCGATCTGGCAACTCACCAAGCCGCTCCATTATGGAAGCGATGTCCTTGGCGGGCGTCTCATCGTGCCGCGTGGCTTCCAGACCGACTGCGCGTCGGTGCCCCGGATACCGCTGGCGTATCTGCTTACCGGCGACACAGCGCATGAAGCTGCGGTGATCCACGATTGGCTCTACAAGACCAATGGCGTAACGCGGGCACAAGCAGATAGCGTCTTCTACGAGGCTATTGTGACTCTTGGCGAGCCGCGCTGGCGGGCGTGGCTCATGTGGTCGGCGGTGCGTGCTGGGGGCTGGAAGCAGTGGAGGGAATACCGCAATGCTGAGTCTGAAGCCGGGCGTCCGAATATTGGGGTTGACACCACAGATCGTCCTCGCAGCAACGATAGTCGCGAGCGTCTACCAGAAGCATAACCGCGACTGTGTCATTACCGTTGGCATCGAGGGTGGCCACACAGTTGGTTCAGAACACTATGTGGGCAATGCCCTGGATTTCAGGCTGAATGACGTCATGCCGTCGACACTCCGTAGCGTGATCGTGGCAGACGCCAAAACAGCGCTTGGAGAAGACTTCGACGTGCTCCACGAGGACCCAGCGTCGGACAACGAGCACCTACACGTGGAATATGACCCAAAGAGGCCCTACTAATGAAGATCAACCGGACGTATCTCGGGAAGTATGTTGAGCTGACGTGGAGAGACCCCGGTGAGTCGCGGCAGACCATTCCAAACTACCGCGAGCGCCCGCGCGGCCTAGGCTGCCTGGCGACGTGGCGGGAGCGCGGTATCATCATTGACATTACGGATGGAGTCGTTCAGCTAGAGCACTCTCATGCAACTGGCGCGCCGCTGCTGAAGCAGGACGATGAAATCGTCTGTACCTTTGTACCGGAAGACCTGGTCGAGAGTGTCGTAGTCTATGAACCCGTAAAGGACGGAGGCAACTCATGAAGCGTGGTATGATCGCAGGACTTCTCGTTCTGCTGACGAGCGCGGCCGCGTTTGCTATCGACGTCCCATTCCCATTCAAGACGTTCAGCGGGTCAACTGAGTATGCTCAGGGGGCACAGCTGGCGACGTGTGGTGAGGGTAAAGAGCTGTTTCTCGTCCGTCTAGCGTTGGCGCCAGACGCTTGGGCGTATCTCGCGGAGATAACGTCAGGACGGATCATGGTGTTCTATTACAAGGGTGATATCGAGGGTGCCCCACCGGATGCGGTTGGCGTGGGTCGGGTTGATATGGTCACCGAAGGCCAGCATGACGTGTTTCCCAGCCTTACGTGGTATACCCTTGACGAGGCCAAGGCACGGTGGGCAAGCCCATGTAGCTATCTCTTCGTTACTTTAGCAGCGACAGACAGGTCCTTATAGCACGCCTCGTGGAACCAACTCACCCGGGGAACATCAGAAGTCTTGATCTTGTATACCCAAACCACTCGCCCGCAGTGCGCACAAGTCTCTGCTAGTCCCGCGAGTACCGCTTCAGCGAGTGCGTCAGCGTTGGGGATCACATCATAGGCGAGGGCCATCTCGTCTCCATGCATGACTCCAATGTCCGTCATTGCCTGGAACTGGAGGACTGGAGGGGCTATTCCTACCGCTGTGGCCATGTTTCTGCTCCTGGTAGAAGGTTCGCGTAGCAGCAGCAAGCGCGGCCAGCTCGCCAATCGGGCACGTGAGACAGCGGTTGTTGCGCCACGCTGCCGTGAGCTTCGCTTCGATCTCAATGAGGGCTTGCTCGATAGTGTCAATCGCTGTTGGCACGATAACTGCCATCCCGATTTAGGATATCACGTAGGGTCTGATTAAGGCGCCAAGCCCATTCATGTTCACATAAGTCTCCACGCGCATGCCCAAAGTGCCCCTCCCCAAGACATGAGGAACAGTGTAGAAAGGCCGTACTAATCCGTGGTGCCGATCCACAAAACGCGCACGGTTTCCCCGCAAGCACCCACTCGTGTACCCTCTCGTTTGTTACTGCTACTACCTGCCCCTTCGCGCTCATTTCCCATTCTCGTCCAACAGCATGCACATCACAAGCTTTGCGTACACGCTTACGTCCTGCAAGCGACTATACAGCCCTTCAACCTTGTGGTCGATGTTCTGGCACAGTCCCCACAAGACGGCATCAAGCTGCTTCAAGGCATACGTGAGCGCCACGACTTTAGGGTCGCCCGCGTTGAGCTCCGGATACTGTGCCAAGATGGCAGCGACACGTTTGAAGTTACCGAGCGCATCACCACCCTTGGCATAGTCGTGATTCTTGTCTGAGTGTAGCTGGGCCTCCTTGACGGCAATCGTCAAGAACTCGCGGTGTCCGTAAGGATACTTCTGGCGGAAGCGCTCCACAAGCACTGAAGTGTCGTCGCTTGCCACCACATCGCGCGTCGCTATCTGCACTGTATCTGTCATGCCGCTCCTCCTTCTCGTTCCACCCGGTCAAGAAACTCTTCAACCGTCGCAACGCGCGTAACACGTCGCCCGGCTACGCTGTGGTCAAAGCGGTTATACAGCCTATCGAGCAAGTAGATATCTGTCCCTGGGCTCATGTAGGCGATTGCGAGCGCGTTACCTGCCTTATCGTCGATGGCCCATCCCGCGTCAACGGCTGACGCAATCTCAGCCTTCTTACTTGACACGATGACGTGTGGCTCAAAGATACCGTGGTTACGAAGCCATGCTGTTGTCTGAGTATGGACCGCAAACCCCGGACGGCTCGTCACAAAGTAAACCGGCTGGAGCGTGTTCACTAGGCAGATACGCCTGAATGTGTCAGGGCCTACGAGCGGCGCTAAGTTTACCCACCACGAGGGACTCTTGATAATCTGCTCCCATACGTAGTCACGCTGCGGCTCCGTTAAGCCGTCTTCATCCCAGCGGCGATACGTCGTCGTCGTGAGGTGTGGCACGCCATAGAGCCGCTTAGCTAAGGCTGTATAGCTGCTGAGAAAGTCGGCAAGCACGCCATCGACGTCAAAGATGACCGGGCGCATTACAGATACCCCGCCACGCCACCCTGGAGCACATTTGAATCGGGGAACCCTTCTGCTTCGGGGTCAAGTGACTTCATCAGCGCCTCAGTATCCTTGTTGTCTAACATCGCACGCTCCAAGATTGCGCGGCGTGTTCCAAGCGTTATCATGTCGCGGCGGATGAGGCTCCACGCGCCCTCCTGGGTGCGGCAGACATAGACGGGATATGGCGATGAGTCCAAATAGAACTCTATGATCGGGCTTCCTACTACGACCGGGCTTCCCACTACATAGGAATCAACGGCCAGGAACATCGGCACTACTCCAGTATTACCCACGATGAGCACATATCGTGAGTCAGGCATCCCCGCGATGTCTGGCTGGATGACGAGCGTTCTTTCTAGTGTTGATGGGAGTGTCGACCCCGT